ACTAGCAGGAGTAATGGATAGGCCATTCATTATTAGAAGATAACTCGCATCTTATCCTGCTAGTTCTCTATTTTTGGGCGAGTAAACAAATTAATAAATTAAAAAGAAAGCGAGATGTTGAAAAATGTGAAAAGTAAATTTAGGCAACCTATCCTATTAGCAAAAATAAAAATAAATAAGAAGGAATGATTATTAATGAAAACTTATGAAGTTCGCAAGAGGTATTTGGCAGAAGCTTTATCCTATTTGGGGTTTAGATATTATAAGCAAGGTTTTGGTTCAGATACCGTTTATAGTTTTGAGGACACTGATAAATTTTCTAAGGCAATGACTGAATTAAATCAATTAAAAGAAAAATTAAGAAACACTTAATTTTCTATACCATTTTGAAGGAGGCAAGCAATTAATGAAATTAAATCTAGATTATGTATCAAATATTATAGGAGAAACTTATAGAAAATGGAAACCAAGAGATATAGTAATTATTGAAGCACAGACAGGAACAGGTAAAAATTATTTCATAGAGAATATTTTCATGCCTTATATGTCACCAAATAAAGTATTATTCGTATCAAATAGAACAAATTTAAAAAGACAAGTTAAAAAACGTTTATTAGAATCACATGGATTAAAAATACCTGAAACATTAGAAGAACTGGATGGAACAAAAACTATTGGTCATGTTACAGTTTGTTCATATCATGCTCTGCAACATTCATCTTTAAATGAGAAATATAAAGGTAAATTATTTGATCTAAGTAAATATTCAGCAATAATTTTAGATGAATGTCACTTTGTATTATCAGACTCAGGATATAATAATTTATGTAGATTTACATATAAAAAATTGATTGTAGCACAATATCCTAACCTTATAAAAGTATTTATGAGTGCTACAATGGATGAAATTGGTAAACCTATTACATTCCATATGAATAGTGCTATAGATAAAATAATGGGAAACAAACCAAAGATATATACCTATAAAACTGGTAAGGATTATTCAAATGTAAAAGTAAAATATATTGAACATTATAATTATGTGGAAATAATTACTAATATGATATTAAATGATACAAGTGATGAAAAATGGTTAATATTCATTAGTGATTTAAAAGATGGCAAGAAAATAATGGATGATATTGGAGAAGATAAATGCTCTATAATTAAATCAAGAACAAAATCTGATGAATTGATGTCTATAATTAATGAGGATATATTTCAGAAAAAGGTGTTAATTGCTAGTAAGGCGTTAGACAATGGAATCAATATAAAGGATGATCTTCTTACAAATATAGTAATATTAGCATGGGATAAAGTATCGACTTTACAAATGTTAGGCAGAAAGAGGATTTTAATTGATAATCCACAAGAAATTAATTTATATATTTCAACAAGATCAAAGAAAGCATTTCAAGGATTATTGAGAAAGTATAATAGAAAATTAGCAGATATTGATTTATTGATGCTTGAAGATGACAATAAAAATAGTTTTAATTATCGTTATGATAATAAATTAAGCAAGATTAGTGATGATATTATCTATAAAGACTCTGGAACAAATGAATTTATGGTTAACCCTATAGGGGAAGTAAGGTTGAAGAAAGATATTAAATTTGCCGAATATATGATTAAACAATTTGAAATGACTGATAAATTCGCATATATTCGTGAGCAGTTAGGATGGTTGGATTTGGAAAGTATGTTTGAGGAAGAATATTTAATAGAAGAAGTAATGTTAGATTCTGATATTGAAACATTAGAGAATTATTTGGAATCTTTACTTGATACAAAAGTATTAGAGGAAGATCAAATAAAACTCAAGGAATTATTAACAAGTGAAGCATATCAAATTGATAGAGGGTTACTTCAAGGAACTAAAAAGATGCACCCAGATACATTTAATAGTATTATGGAGAAAACATTAAAATTACCATATAAAGTAACTGCAACAAAAACTTCTAAAAGAGAAGAAGGAAAAGTGAAAAAATATACTTATTGGACAATTATAAAAACATTAGAATTATAAAAATTATAAAATAATGTATCCCTTTTCTATACATCTTTCTATATTATAGATAAATGTATAATTTAGGGATACAAATTGTAAAAATAATAATTATAATATAACCATGGAAGGAATTTTGTGACAACAAAATTACTGGAATGAAAAGCCTCCTGCAAGGACATGTATATTCATTATAATATAATCAATAATTATGTGACATGTCAAAGGAACGACGAGGGTGTGCGGTAACTTTTGTGCCAAAAGATTACCTTACCAAATTTCGCTTGACGCTCAATTTGGGATATATTTTTTAATTTAATGATTATTATCTAATGTGTGGAAGCAAACTAAAAAATAAACAAATAAAATCCAATAAAAGTATGTTTTCCTAGTATATTTGAATTTATGATAGGAGGAAATTATGTCTGGATTAACACCTAAAAAGAAAGAAGAATTAAAACAGATGATGGGTAAGTATTCAGGGAAGGTTTGTTTGAGTTTACTGTCGATGGAAGAGTCTTTAGAAGATATTATTCCTATTAATTGGTCTGAGGATGTTTTGAGTGGCAAGAAGAAGGTTTTGATTGGTGGGTGTGAGCATGATTTTATGAGAATGCAATATGCAGATGAGGAATTTAAGTGTACTAAATGTGGAGTGAATAGGGATGATTTAGGTTGGATTAGTAGGTTGTGCGAGGAATAGGGATTGAGAGTTAGAAATAAAATATTTACAAAATTTAAATAATATAGTATAATTAAGTTATATATTAATGGTGGTTTCTCATTAGGGTTGCAAACCTGATGAGAGTAAAACTAAGAAAACTTCTATTGACCTTTACAATGGAAATTTCTTAAATCCACTAATCTTTATTAAAGGAAAGAAAGAAGGAATAATTATGTTAATAACAAAAGAGGTTGAAGTAGAAGTAAGTTCTAGAAATTCAAAATACTATGAGGATAAAGACTATAAAATATCTAGATACATAGATAATAAAGGAAGAAATAAAATAAAAAGAGGGACAAAAATACTGGTTAATGTTAATGATTTATCAAAAGGTTCTGAAGTGTCTATTGATATTGAATGTGATGGTTGTAGCACACCAAGACAAATAAATTGGGAAGTTTATAATAGATATGTAAAAGACAATGGAGAATACTATTGTCAGAAATGTTCTAAGAAAGGAAAATATAAAAAATATATTTCTTTTGAAGAATGGTGCTATATAAATTTATCAAAGGAAGAAGCAAATTTATTATTATCTAGATGGGATTATAATCTAAACATTGATAAAAACGGAAACAAATTAAGTCCTAAAGATGTTACTTATGGTTCAACTGGCATAGATGGCAAAGGTTACTGGTTTAAATGTTTGAAACATCCAGAGCATGGATCAGAGCAAAAAATATAGGTAGTTTTACTAATAGCAGTAAGCATCCATTAAATATTACCTGTAATCAATGTAACACTGTAGCAATGACTCATCCATATTTAGTAAAATATTTAGTAAATATGGAAGATGCTTCAAAATATTCTGTGGGGTATCATAATAAAATTCCTATGAAGTGTCCAGATTGTGGCTATGATAAAAATCTGAGAATTTATAGTTTAATAAGTCAAGGATTTGGCTGTCCGAAATGCGGGGATGGTATTAGTTTTCCAGAACGTTTTTTCTTTAGTTTTTTAGAACAACTAAAAGTATTATTCCAAATTCAATTATCAAAAACTACTTTTGAGTGGTGTAAAGACTATAAGTATGATTTTTATATTAATAGCGAACATTGTATAATAGAAACACATGGGATACAGCATTATGAAGAGAAAAAATCATGGGGTTCATTAAACGAAATACAAAACAACGATGCTATTAAAGAACAATTAGCTAAAAATAATAACATAACTTACATAATTTTAGACTGTAGATATTCTAATTTGGAATGGATTAAAAATAGTATAATGAATAGCGAATTACCACAATTGTTTAATTTCTCAGAAGATGATATAGATTGGTTAAATTGCTACGAAACAGGATGTAAGAGTTTAGTAAAAACAGTTTGTGAAATTTGGAATCAAGGAATTTATAAAACAGTAAAAATTAGCGAAATATTAAAAATTAGTCTACAGTCCGTTGGAAGATATTTAAAACAAGGAGTGGAATTAGGATGGTGCAATTATAATCCACAAGAAGAGGTATGTCATAGAGTAGTATGTTTAACAACTAAAGAAATATTTAATAGTTTAAGGGATGCATCAAATAAATATAATGTTGGAAGTCCAAGTATATCTGCATGTTGTAGTGATGATAAAAAGAAATCAGCAGGTAAACTTCCAGATGGAACTAAACTTATATGGATGTATTATGAAGACTATATTTTAAAAAGTGAAAAAGAAATTAAAGATATATTGGATTCTATAAATAGAAAAATTATTTGTGTCACAACTGGAGAGATTTTTAATAAACAATCAGAAATATCAAAAAAATTTAAAGTTGATCATAGTGATTTAAGTAAATGCTGTAGAAATAAAAAGAATTCTGCAGGTAAGCACCCCATCACTAATGAACCTCTTATATGGATGTACTATGATGAATATTTAGAAAATAGCAAATAATATTATAGAGAGTAATCACAAACAAATTAATGTGATTACTCTCTATTTTTTTCGTTTTATTTAGTACACCAATTAATTACAGTCTCATTAAAATGCTTAACACTTGATGTGCCATTGATAATTTTCCCTCCTTCTTTAAGGACTGGCCTCCATCGACTTGCAGTTCTTAAAAAGAAATCATTTTCAGTTAATTTAGCAAGTTTAATTTTCCAGTCTGAATCATCCTTTAAAACTGCACTCAATGCTATCATTGCACCAATTGCTAAAGGTTCGATTGTGAAATATTGTTTCTTTAAATTGTTTTTAGACTCTAAATCAGAATTAGCCATAAATTGAGGGAAGATAGATACTAATTCATCGACATACTCTATTAACCAATTTTCAACATTCGTTTGTTCTAATTTAGTTTGAGGCTCTTTATAATTTTTTTTGATTGCATTCGTTAAAACTCCATAACTGCAAACATTAGGGCTGGAACTCTTGATTGTTGTGCTAACTGTTTCGATTTTGTTTTTTAAATCAGACTCTTTTTCAATTCTTCTTGCAATTTTGTTAGCATAATTACTATTATCAAGATAATGTGTTCTTGTGGGGTTGACTCTAAGCGAAAAATTGTTCAATTCCGCGAACATTTGTCTCGCATCTTCGTCAGATACCACATTTACTTCGCAATTAAAATAAAATTGTCTAGGATCATCATATTGGTCTGGATGTTTAATCCAAGCGTTTTTCCATTTTATGGAAGCTCTAGCACGGTGACTAAAATCTATTCCCTGTAAATATCCTTCTCCTGTAATACTATTGTCCTCTTGATTATACACTAAATCTGATTCGTTGCTCGTTGAATAATTTAAGACAATTGTATTTCCAAAAATTTTCTTTTGTGTAAAAGCTTGAAAAATATCATTTACATGTTTATTGGAGAAATTGTCTTTTTCTTTCCCCGATGGTGTCACAACGCTTCCCCTCTGAATGCTAGGAATGAAACGAATAATAAAATTTTCAAAGTAGGAGGCAAGGTCAAATGAAGAGATTGTACAAATATACTTAGTAATTTCTCCTTGATTATAAACAGGAATAACCGGAGAGAATGACCAACTTGTACTTTCTTTTAATTTTAAGTCATTTTGTTTTAATTCTTGTTTGAGTTTGCGTAGTTCCCTTTTCTTCGCTAATTCATCTTTCTTCCTTTGAGTATCACTGTATTCTTCATTAAATTCTTCCTTCGGAATCTGCTCTTTGTCAGTTTCACTTTCCTTCCCATCCCCTTCATCTTTCATTCTATTCAAATTACTCAAGCTAGGCATATTCCGCATATTCAATTCCCTCATTTGTTGCTTTAATTTTTCATCATCTACTTCCGCATCCATTTCCTTAACCAATTCCATTTCATGTTTTTGAACCATATCTTCATCACCAATAATTTCATCCAGACTCTCAAATCCTGCAGCAGTTTCGCTCATTGCATTAATTACCTCTTCCTTAACTTGATTGACCACATTCATATCCATTTGATTAAACCTTTCTCTGTCTTTATCCTTATTACCCTTCCTTGTCATATCCTGTATATCTCCTTCCATTCCTATATTTTCCATATTTCCACTTTTATCGAATTTAAAAATCATCTCAAATCAACCCTTTCACACTATTATAATCTATTTTATTAGTTTAGCAAGTTTTAATGCCAGTTTTTATTAAAAATCTCAAAAAGAAAAGAGTGAACAAGTCACACTCCATTAATCAATAATAATTCCTTTCATTCTTAGATAAATTTCCTCTGTGTCCAAAATTAATTCAACAGTATTTCTTTTAATATGTGTTTCTTCAACTATCAAATCATCAATATAAATTTCTTGTTTAGTAAAATTGTCGATAATATTTTTAATCATCCCCATTAATATCCACTCCTTTTATTCAATAATTAAGATACAATAAATATTACAAGTAATCCCAACATAATTAATATACTATATATAAATGTTCGTCTAAATTTCCATGTAATAAATAATAATAAAATTAATATCGTAGGAAATAAAAATGAACTATGATTATTTGTTTGTACTTGCCCTAATACATATGGTTCAGGATTAACAAGAATCCCATCTCTACTATAAACGCTCAAATGCAAGTGACTTCCATTGGAATGACCAGATGGTTGTATCTTAGGATCTCCCCCAGAATACCCAATAATATCACCTTTATGAATCACATCTCCTACTTTAGATTTAAATGAGGATAGATGACCATAGACAATTACTTCTCCATTAGGAGTCTTGTAACGTATGTTGTTGCCTAGCATTTCATTAGTTGATACTCCTGTGATAATCCCATCTGAAATTGCTTCTAATGGTGTATTCTGTGGCAGGGCATAATCTGTGCCGGAATGAGGAATTTTAGGGTGCATAGAATCTATTTGATAAAAATGTGTTGTAATCGGATAATTAGCAATTGCCATAATAATCACCTACCTTTATCAACCTTCAAATGGTAAACCATATTTCATTGAATGTTCTAAATCTAAATAACTCCTATCTACTTTTTTTAACCATCCACATTTCTTCCACTCAGGATATGACTTGGTTGTAAATATTGCATATTCTCTATTAAAATTTATGATATTGAGAGCGTGAAAAGGTTTAGTCTCCATTGCTTCTTCAATTGATATGTTACCTTGCATCAATTCAGTTTCTAATAACTTGAAATTTTCCTTACTTGCTCCACCAAGAAACATAAAATTCGCTTGAGCAGATTTTAAATTAGGCAAGAGCCTTTTCATATCTGGTAAATAATGGGATGTGATCACATAGCTCAATCCAAATTTTGGAGACTCCTTTGCCTTTGATGATAAGAAACTAGCAACCTCTGGTAGTCTGTGTATTTCATCTAATATGACATGGCACATTCTAGGATTTTTAGTTTTAGACCTAGCGGTAGCAAGAGCTAACCAAATCTTGAAATACATGAATGTCACCATAGGTTTTAATACTTCTAAATCAAATACGCTATCGCTCATTTTAATTAAAACGCATTTCCCCTCATTAGCAAATTTAGTAAAGTTAATTTCTGGATTAGAAGGCGTAGAAAGAAGTGTTTCTGAAATATAATCATTCATAATTGCACTTGCCCTATCTAGGATACCTGACACCATAGAATAATTTGTTCCCCCTTTTCCATCGTCTAACAATCTTAATTGTTGAATCATACTATTGGTTTCTGGTAATCCAGATGATTTGATAAATTTTTCTCTAATATCAAATTCTTGTAAAACATCAAAAACATCCTTAAGAGTGCTTCCCTTTTGGGATAAAACAATCTTTCCTGCTATACTTAAAAATCTTTTCATTCTTGGTTTAAGTTCCCCTTCAGAATCAAATCCTGATACAGCATTTACAAATCCACAAAGAGAAGAGGTTAAATGACTAGCTAACATCATTTCATCTATATGATCTTTTGTTTCAACATTAAGTAATTCATTAAAATCCAATGGAAGTCTTTGTCTAATATTGCTGTAATCCAATATCACTAACTTATCCTTAAATTCTTCTGGCATATGATCTCTAACATCTTCTACAATTTCACAATTTTTAATTGTATCTATACAAATAACACTATCTCCTGCTTTAATTGCTTCAAGAATAAAATGCTTAGTTTTTTCGGTCTTACCTGCTCTAACTGGAGCTACAATAACCTTTACAATTGCATTCATGGAATATTCTGTGGGAAAATACGTTGGAATTTTAGTTCCTTTAAAACTAGCGTCACCAATTTTAATTTTACCACCCTCTCTTAATTCAATAGGAATCTTATTCTCAGTATTCTCAATTGTATTCTTCATTGCACTCTTGAAATCCATCTGCATCCTTCTATCCGGTAATTTTAAGAAACTCACTAATTCCTTTGTACAAAAAATATTCTTACCAGTCAATCTCTTAATAAATTCTCTTTTATTTCCTTTATGTTTTCCAACATCAATAAACTCTAATTCCTGCTCTCCATCTAATATTTTAAATACTCCAGAAAATGTCTTTTGATAATACCTAGTCCTTTCTTCACTTGTGCAATAAACCCTAATTTGAGTCTCAAATCCATTAAATGTAACTTTTTGAGTTGACATATGAGCATTCCTGTAAACATTATTACCCCATTTTTCAACTTGTTTTGTTTTCTTTGAATATGCTTCTTTTTCTTTTTTATCAACTCCAATAGCCACATCTAATAAATCTAAAAATCCTTCAACACTTCCAATTAATTTTTCTGCAACTGCAATAATTGTGCTAGGATGAACTGGTAATTCTTCTCCATTTTTATGTTTAATATTCGCTTTGCCCCAATTCTCTTTCCATTTTTCATGTAATGGTAATACGCCCAACTGCAATAAAACTTTATCCTCTGGCAATACCGAATTAATAACAGATAATAAATTATCCAATAATCCTGTATTATCTGTGTAATTTGAGTTCAATGAGAACATAAAGTGTTTTTTCTGTGAAAATGTGCAATAATATTTATTAACAAATTGAGGAAAATAATCTTCAATTTCTTTAACTGCTGCAACTCTAAATACTTTATCAATTTTATTTACTAATACCACAGTATATTTGTCTGGAATAACATAATTAAATTTAATATTTTTACCTTCAAATAAAATTTCATAATAAATAGGACTTGATTGATTGATAACAATATTTTTGTTTAAATAATCATACTTAACCTTCCCTTCGCTAATTGCATGAATTGTGTCAAGAATAGACTCGATTGATTTTCCAGATTCTATAAATCTACTAGGAGTAACTTCAAATACTTTATAATCAAAAGTTTCTTTCTTTAATCTTGGGACAATTTCCTTTTTTCTAAAATTAATCAATGTATTTTGTTCCATAATTATCACTCCTTAAATTTTTAATACAACTCTAAAAAACAGTTTGAAAATAATATATATCATAAAAGCAGGATATATTTTTTGAAATAATGCTTCAACTTCTACGGTTTTACCATTTTTTATAAATGACATATAACCTAAATATATTAAATAACTAATCATTGCCAAAGATGCAAGTTCTGGAAGGTTTTCAGCAAACGATCTTGTTTTAACTTGACCTGCATGGAGAAGATTCTCACCAACCTTCCCCATGCCTTTTTCGATGCCAGATGATATTCCACGTTCAATAAAATTTTCTTCAGGCATTGAATTGAAATTAGGATTTGGAATAAAGAAATCTTTTAAAATACTTCCTGCCATTAATGTCACCTCATTTTAATACGATTTTATCTACAGTATTATTGATAAACATTACAGCTAAATAACTACATTTAACCAGAAGAAATCCGAATAATAATCCTCTTAATTTTTCAATCATTTGAACCATATCTGGTCGCCTGATTTGTTGATATCCTAAAACAGTAACAGAGTATATCACCATTACCATGCCAATCTGAACTAAAATAGGCAGAATGCTTTGTCTGAAAGGTTCTACTAGCATGTAACTTCCTCCTTTGTGACTAGTTTTTATTGCCAAAAATTCTAATTCCACAAAGTTTCATTCCGATTTTTACAACAGTGACACAAAACATTGCTAGAAATGCATATGAAGCAATATTCAACAAAGTCTCTAAAATTTTCATAAATTAATCTTCCTTCCCATGTATAAATTAATTGATTTAGGACACAATACAATCATGGTCGTGAGCAAGAAATCATTTAATTTATTAAACGAAAAATAATTGAAAATTTGAAGGAGGTAATTAATATGATCTTAGGGGCAGGATTAATTTTTACAGGTTTAGTAGGGTTTGGATATAGCGTTGCACAGATAGTAAATATTGGCAGTCAGTTTTTACAGTAGTGTACTAGCATAATTCAGAAATAGATGGCATATTCATATGAACATGAGAATTCATGGAAGATGAAACTTAGTTAGAGTCTACCTTTTCACCAAATCGCCAACTTAGGCGATTTTTCTTTATAATTCTTTAGTTTCTAATTTAAATGTAATGCTATAACAACAAATACCCCGATGGTATAAACCACATATATACATAAATTACTTTTGATATACCATGTCCAAGGCTTATTCCTTTTTGATAAGAGAGGATATAAACCTACGCTAATTATAGAAATAATTGCAATAATCTGTAAAATTTCTTTATACATAATAATTCCTCCTTAAATAATTACTCCCAATCCCACTCACAATCAAAACACCTATACGTTAAATTATCTTTATCACAAACTTCAAAATCGTCACCTAGTTCATCGACATTCATAGTTTCAAGATTAATATAAGCCATACCGATTACCATTCCTTTGCCAATAATGTTTGATGATCTACATTTAGGATTGGGACATTGTGTTGGAATAATTGGTTTACTGGTTAATATTGGTTTTGTTTTTAATCTAATTTCAGGTTTTTTCATTGATAATTTCAACCCCTTTTTTAGTAATGTAAAAAGTTCCACTGTTCAACTCCTTAAATCCAGAGTCCAATAACCCAAGAAGTTTCAAGTGATTTACATAATTTCTAGTTCTGAAATAATTAATCTCAATCCCCTTACTGATATTACGGATAGTACGACTATTGATTTGATCGGTTAATTTGTTTTGCAACATATGTTGCAATATTTCTACTTCTACTTTATTGAGCATTTAGATAATCACCCTCAATCTTTTTCAATGTCTGAAAATGTTTCATGATTAATCTTATTGAGCATTGTTTGTACGTTATGTATAGCAATAAATGGTAATTTATATTAAACAAAAATAAAAAGCCCTGATTTTTCAAGACTTAATACTTTATAGCATACTTCATTATCTCTAACCCCTATAATCACACGATCTATCATACTTTTAGTCATACTTGATAAAACAAAAAAAAGAAGACACAATCATTACAATTGCATCTCACATCATTATATCTTCAAAATCATCTTTCTCTATCCTCGTCTTTCTTTCAATCTTAGGTTGCTCAATAATTGGTTCTTTTATTACGTTCTTCCCATTATTAATGAGGCACTTTTTAACCCATTTACTAAAATTATTCATTTTAGTTGCTTTTTCAAAAAGTATTAACTCGTCTTCATCTTCCAAATTAAAATAAACAACTTTTCTTCTTACTCTGCTTTTACTTTCATGTTCTCCTTGATGCATCTACTCACACCCATTCTATAATACCCAAGAGTATTAGCAAATACAGGATTATCAATTATCTCTAAATTCTTATAATGTTTTCTAAATAATTCACTAAATTGCAAAGCTCCGCCACCAGTAAGTAATACGCGATCAGAAGGGTCATAATCACTGAATTTCTGAGATAATTCCGCGATAATACGTTTTACATACTGTTCATTGCTAACCTGATTTCCTCTGATCTTGATCATGCCGAACGCCAGAGTTCCTGAGTCACGATTAATGAACTTAGTGTCTGATATTGTCGAAAAATTCACTGTGAGAGAACCAATATCAATTATTCTCTTTTTGCCAAGTCTTAAACTATCATCTTTAGATAATTGATATTGATAAGCTGCGACCCCTTCAGGGACAATTGTAACACTATCAATACATAACTTCTTGATATGTTTATCATTAACTCTAATATTATACTCTCCATATAATAAGTTTTCTAATGCAGTCTTTGTTGCCACATTAAACATATCAACAGGTACACCAGTTACAACAAAAAGACTAGTATCTTCATCATTTTCAACTGCCGATAGAGCAACACCAGTTAGAAAAAGGACTTTGTTCTCATTGGTTATCTTCGAAGATGTATTAAATTCCACTGGGGCAATTGATTCATCTATGGCAAGCTGACCAACAAAATACTTTTCACCATCAATAATTACTTCGTATTCCTCATTATCAGAAATTTCTCTATGATGCCATTCACCAACCACTGATCTAAAAGACACTCCATTTATAAGTTTAGTAGAACTTCGGCCCGTATCAATAGGTATTACTTGAACCATTTATAATTCCTCCTTAATATTTTAGTGTGATGATTGATATGCTGTTAAGCTTAGTATATAGGTTAATATCACACTTTGCAACACATTTTTATGTGACATAAGAATAAAATCCTCCTACTTGCCTAATCCAATAATCCTTGATATAATCAATACAAATCATAATGTAAACAAATGTTTACTTGTAAACAACGTAAACCTACCGTTATATCCACCTAAAATGTAAACATATTTCATATAACCTAAAATCCAAAAACAAATTTAGGAGGAATTAATCAATGAGCGATTCCGAAGAGCAAAGAAAACCATCCTCTTCTACCCTATCAATCCGGTTAGACAATGAAGAAGGTAAAACTGAATGGGATTCACTTCAGGCTCGTACAGGTTTGAAATCAAAAGATTTGTTTTTAGATATAATAAGATTAAAGAAAGATCAACTAGAAGCAGAATCAGGTGGAATATCTGAACTTATAACTCCAAACATGTTGAAAATGAAAGAACACACTGAACGTATAATTCAAATGTTTACAGAGATTACTCGTAGTGAAGCAGACCAAAAGAAATTCCATATGGAAACAGTTCAAACTTTAACAAATGATTTTAAAACAACTTTAGATTCTCTAAGAGAAAGAATTGATATTGCTGAAAACAACAAAAAGGATTCTGATAAAGCAAGAAAAGAAGCAGAAGATAAGTCGGAGACTTTATCCAAAAGAAATATTGAGTTAGAGGCCGGACATAATAACTCAAATTATTTGATTGAAACATTAAGGTTAGAAAATGATGAAATGAGAAAAAGAATCGGGGCTGTAGATGAATTAGAATTTTCAATTGGTGAATTAGAAGATTCTAACAAGTATTTGCAACTTCAATTAAAGGAATCTGAGAATAAATCAGTGTTTTTAGAAGGGCAATTGGTTGAATCAAAGCAGGATAGATTGAAGGAGATTAATGAATTGAGAGAAAGTTATATATTGGAATTAAGGGCAATGAGACAAGAAATGAAAGATGAATGTGATAATAGGATTAATGAGATGAAAAGAGAAAATGAAAGATTAGAAATTAAGGAGAAAATATGGTTGCCACTGAATGTCAGGTGATATGAATTTGGTTGAATTTATAAAAGCACTATCTATTTAATTTTAGATAGTGCTTATTTTTTCGTTTTTTATTTGGGCCTTATGAGTTATACACATGTGGATAAAATTTTCTAGACATATATACCTGTGGACAAATTTCATGTATACTTAAAAGGAGATTTGACATAGCGTGTCGAATATATAACTCTAACAAATTAACTCAATAAAATAAGCAAAGCCCATCATGTCTTGCAAGGACTTGACAGGCTCTTGATCAAGTAATGTTCCAACACAACATTTACTTGACGCTCTTGATATTAATTATAGTCAGATATAGAAAAAAATCAAGTCTATATTTTGGTATTAATTAAACAAAGAATGTCAAAAGTTGGTAGTGTGTAAAAGAACATACTGCCAACTTTTTATTGAGTTAGATTTATTAACTTAATAAAGCAAATGAAAAATCTCCTAAAGCGTAGAGTTTTGCCGACACATCGCTTTAGGAGACCCAGAAGACTAGATGAAATTTCTATATATTCATTATATCAAAAAAAGAAATTTTTGTATAGTCCTCTAGCATTGCTATTTTTATTGCTTGAAAGAGGATGATAAACATGTTTAGATTGCCAAAACCACAGAAGAATTACATGGAAGTCCCTAATATTGTATTTGACGAGTTAATACCTAGAATAAGTAATTTCTCTGCTTTAAAGGTTTATTTATTGATGATTAGAAAAACATGGGGTTTTGCCAAGACAGGAGATTGGATCAGTATATCTCAATTGATTAAACTTACAGGACTATCTCGCCAATCTTGTATCAATGGTTTAAATTGGCTAGAAGAGAATGGTTATGTGTGGACAGCTAGTGCAGGTGTAAATGGCAATATCAAAAAGATGATTTTTCTATGTTCAGAAGAGACAGAAATTGTTGAACAATCTTTTAAAGAAGGGGTAATTAGTGCAGATAAATTATATGAAAAAATGATGGAAGAAAGGGAGTAATTGAAATGTCAACCTGTCTAATTTTTATACTGGTTTATAGCTATTTATCCACAGAAAACACCTGTCTAAAATCTTGACCCGTCTAAGTTTTATACCCGACCAGTCTAAATTTTAGACTCACAAAAGAAACTAATACAAGGTGTATATATCTTACTATTATTACCATTTAGAAGGAGAGTTATCCACAGGGAGGATTTAAATGCAAAGACAAAAAACATGGGAACTAAAAGAATGTAAAGATTCATATTTAGAATTAATTAATTCAGTTGAAGAAATGGAAATCCCAGTAAGTGAAAGAATGAAAGTTATTGCTAAAGAGATAGCAATAACTAGTTTTCTTAATAATTTAGAACCTAATTTAGAAAATTTTAAAAATAGGGTTATTAGGGAGAGATTATGAATCATTCTGATTGTTAACATCCCCCCCCTATTCAAACAACTTAACAGTATTCTTAAAGCACCCTGCCATATCACTTGAATAACCAAACCTATCTTGATTTTTATCAATACTAGTCAAAATGTTTCCATCATTGTGTCTCATAGTAGATGCCTTCCAATCACATATCATTTCAATTAAATCAATCAATGTCATATCCTTAACTCCATTAGGGTAGTGTTCGGGATGATGTAAATTTTTAGCATAATGATGATCCAATGCAGGTTTCATTTCTTTAAGAAATTGATAATACTCCTCACTCCCATATGTTGATTTAGATAATTTAGGAGTATATTCCGTAAAAATATCAACTTCTACGTCCTCTAATTTTGAATTGTCATGATTAATTGCTCTTTCTGATAAAGATTTTATTACTTGATTCATATATTTATTTACCAATTGTTTATGTTTATATGTATCACACATTGTTTCATATTTTGTCATTGTCATATTGAATTCCTCCTAAAATTTTATTTTAACATCCGTTCTCACAAATTAAGTATCTCTCAGATTCCCTGCGACTACCCCAAATTTCTTCATATTCAATCTTCTCTACAAGTTTTCCTCTACATTCAGGACACAATACCTCTTGTTTACAATATCTTGTATTTTCTGTTTCAAGATACTCATAGAAAGCATTTTCATCTAGTATATCTATAATGGGAATTTCTTTATTAATTAACCTAATCCATTCATTATCAGAAACATCATATTCAATAAAATCTGATATATCATTGACACAATTATTATTTTTCAATAAATCATCTGATACATCATCATTGATATTGTTTTTCAGCGATTGATTATACATATAATCTGCATAATCATTACATGGGAAGTTACAAGAACTATTCTTCGCTCTATCACACATATTACACATTTTATGTATTTCTTTATAGTTTTCTTTCATTTATTTCTCCTTTTAATAAATATTAAATATCCAAGTTTCCCTGATCAAACATGTTATAAATAAGTTTTATTACATCATCTAAATTTTCACAATGATTTGAAATACATGAATTAATATGTGGACTCCAATGTTTATTTCCAAAAGCAATAACAGGTTTTCTCATATCTTTAAATCTAACTAATTCATAAATTGTACCTGGGCTAAATTCTATATCATCTAAATTAACAATCATAATGTCGCATTTATGCAAATAATATTCGTTTTGGTCAACACACATTCGACTATCATATGTATGATTAATTTCTTTAAGAAATGTTTTAGCAGGATTATAGGTATCTACATCATTGTTGTTTGCCCATGTATCTAATATATTTCTCCAATTGGTTGCTTTATGCATTTCTTTGTTGCGATGATGTACAGTTAATGCTCCAGCGAGATAAATATACATTAAATCTTGCCTCCTAAATATTCACCTAATTTATATTCAATTGCTTCAATTAATTCTTTAATATCGTCTGAATTATTATAGATTTTTATTTCACATTTATTAATACATGCTCTAGCCTGAACCTCAGTTTCGTGATTAAAAGTATTAGGATCAACAACATAGCCAACTCTATTTTTAAGTCTTTCGATTCTTTTATCATCATCTGCTACAATTGCTACCGTTAGATATTCTAAATTCTTAAAGTAATCGTATTCATTGAGTTGTCTAGCATCGTCAATAACTACTCTGTCTGTATCAAATGTCTTATTATTAACATAATTACACCATACATCAATTCCAAATATATTACGCATTGCCTGACCATAACTTTGCATTTCTGTTCGAGTTTCATTTCCATGTGTTTTACATTCACTATGTATCTTAGAACCAAGAGAAAATTTAGAATAACCATATTTATCTCTTAAATAATTTGCTACAGTGCTTTTTCCTGCCCCCATTTGACCAAATATTATTATATCCATATTATTTCTTCCTCTCAATAGTAATTAATTGACTATATGGCAATCCTTCAATTACTTCACAAAAATCAGGAAATTCTCTTTGCTTGTGATTTTTTCTACCATGATATACATTTCTAAGATTTTCATAATTTCCAGTCCAAGTGGATAAAAAATTATAATTTTGAGGAGAATCAAATACAATTTCTCTCCATAGTTTCATTGCTGATTTAATATCTGTTTCTTTGAGTTGTTGATATTCTACTATTCGTTTGTTTAAATCATCCATTACATATTTTCTCAATGGAGTAATATTTATTTCTCCATCTTCATTATCATAACTGAAATCATCAATTGTTAATAATCTGGTTCCTAATTTATGCATTCTACTTGTGCTATTTCTTACTGTAGAAACCTTATATGTATCGAAGTCCCACCACCATGACATAGGAGCGGTTATATCCATTGACACAAACACTTGACGAATGAATTTGGAGTGATCTGAACCAGCTTTAATAAGTTTAAGTGCAACTTCCATATCTTTTGGGCCAATAATATACTCCATTCCACTTCTTAACTCAGAGTTATATTTCCAATAACTATCTGATTGATCCCAACTTTCTAGAGGATTTCTCATTCCTCTAATCGCATTTTCAAAATTCATAACTGATATATTTTCTACTTTAATCATTTATAGTATCTTCCTCTCTAATTAAATATTACATATGTATTTAGTCAGTTATTTCTACCTTATAATTATACATTGCATCATACAATATTTTAGGTATATATTTTTTATATTTATCTGTAACTTGCTTAATATGTAATTCTTTGACATTCTTATAACCATTAAAAGCTTCTTCAGGAGTTTCAAACATTCCTATAAATATTTTATCAGCAGAAGCTCTATACCTTTTCTTTCGATTTTTATTTTTATCTAAAACAACCCCTATTGGTAATTCATTTTTTCTTTCTAATGTTTTAATAAATAAAGTATTTATATATTGAGGTACAAAAACGCAAGTCTCCGGACTATAAATCTTATTCCCTTTGATTAAGATATCTTTATCTAAACACATGACTTCGTTTTGTACTTCATAATAATTCTCATCATACCATTTAGCAAACACTTGATAATTATGCCACTCTTCACAAACAGTACAATATTTATATGCCTCTATATTATAAAATGAGGCATAACACCTATTCATCATCTGATGCCAATATGCATATTGTTTTGTTTGTTTACCATTAAAACTTGATTTATATTCTCCTTCACCAAAATATCCTACATTATGGACAGTTTTATCATATGGACTAGTAATATTCCCTTTTACGAAAAATTCATATCTTGTTTTTGGTACAACATATCCATTCTCGAATTGAACCATAATATTTCTTGCATTATTATATTTTACAATTGTTAATAATGATCCAAATTTATTTACTGAAGTTTCGCCTGTTTTATCTTTAATTATTTTTATCTCCTCCCCATTCCTTAAATATATTTTTAATTTGCACTGGATTTAATAATGTTACTTTAATCATATAATCTTCCTCTCCTAATTAAATTTAGCTTTTTTATAATCAAATTTGTTTTCGTATACACATTTTGATTTATAAGTACAAGAAATACAATCCATATAGTGGAAATTTAATGGTGAAAGACAAGAATGATAGTTCTTATGACTTTCTATCCCATGTTTAATCATTTCTAACTCAATTTCAGGTAAATCACTATGATCATCTTCGTTTTTATTTTTTTGCTCTTCTAACTCTAATTCATATTGTTCAGGAGTTCTTAAAAACCCATAAACAACAGATTCAATTACATTTCCATCATCGAACTTTACAGCATAATAATCCGTTGTCTTCTTTTTCATAGTTCTTTTTACAATTATACATTCTAGTCCTCTATAGTCACTAACCAATCCTAAAAATACAACTCTATCATCTATATTAAATTCATATTCTTTTACTATAGATGATGTTTCGTCATATTTATCTTGTTTTTTTGGTTTACTAGTTTGACTCAATAAACTTTTTCCCTTTGCTATAATTTTCACCACCTCTACAATTTATTTTATATGTATTCCAACTAATGATATTATATATTACTTTATACACAAAGTCAATTTAATACCTTACATAACCAGTAATCTCAATTTCTACATCATCAGTTCTCATAAATTCTACAATATCTTTCTCCTCTGTATCATCTGGACATGAACAATATTTATGATTGTTGTCTGCTAAATTTTGCATATCCTTAATTTCTTTTGCATCAAATATTAATAAAATAGGGACTTGAGTAGAGTCATAAATTTTGTCTCCAATTTTTACTAACATATGTATTCCTCCTCTAATTTGCCTATCTAACCATTCACAAATAATTCCCACCCGAACAAAATTCTAATCCAACCTACACGCCTTTCTGTCGCTCTCAAATCAATTCTACTTCATAACATCAGGTTCATTCAACAAATCGTATGCGACCTTAATAATTTGTCTAAGAATAATATCACACTCGTTAAAATCTTTACCCTCAAAATCAGCAATTAAGAATTCCATCATTCTGTCATAATGTTTTGCTTCTAATTCCTCTTTGGTTAAAATCTCTTTGTTTAATATATTTACATTATTTCTCATATTAATCATTCTCCTTTTAAATTTTATTTCATTAATATGCGGCAAAGTGAAATAATAAAATATTTTATATTACTTATTTCACTTTAGATACTTTATATTTTAAACAATTAAGACTATTGCATTGTACATCTTGATTTAACCAACAAACATTCATATAATCACAATCCAACTTTTCTAATCCTAATCCTAAACATAAAGCAATTGAATTTGCTTGATTATGTATACATTCAATAATATTACATTGTTTATACATAATAAAATAACCTCCTACCAACTCTTATAATCAGTGAAATCAATTACAATATCACACTCAGGACATACGCCTTTATATGTAGAACCAATCCCAGTTCCATATTCAAACAATAAAAGATACTGATGACATTTGTCACATTCTGCATAAATTCCTTGTGGATTCATTTTATCTGTCTTGCCAATAAAAGTGTATCCTTTTCTGATTAGTCTCTTCTGTGCTTCTTTTTCATATTGATCGGCTTGAATTTGCGTAATTTGATTTTGAATTTCTTTGATGTGTGATTTACGTATGTCTCTTTTAATTCCTAATTCAAGAATTTCTGTTCTAATATTATCTAACTCTTGATTAGATGATTCTAATTGCTCTTGTAATTGAGTAATTAGAATATTTATATCAAGCATTTTATTTCACTCCTTAATAATTATTTTATGATTTATGATTTAATAACTTTTAATTCCAATGCTACATACTGCTCTCTGCCCATAACACGATACTTATTGATATCAACAACTTTGTAGTTTTTATTGCTTTCTTTAATTGCGATTTGGTCATTGTTTTTGATAATTATGATTGTTAGAGGTGTATGCGGTTACTACTTCGTCTTTGGAGTTGTAGAGTAGAATATCTATGGTGTTTCCTCCTTTATTGATAATAATTAAAGATTAAATGATTTCAAATTCATTATGATAATAAATTTCTGCTGTCATAAGTTTAACTCCTTTCAAATAAAATCATTATTTTAATTAACCTAATCAGACCAAGTATAAACATACCATTTTCCATTCTTAATCATTTCTGGAGTTATATTTGGATTTACTTTATCAGGAATATTAAACAAATAACCTTCATCATTTATTTTACATTTTACAATAGAGCCAGATTTAATATTTAATATTTTTTATTGCTAATGAAATATCAATACAATACCAAGTTTTAGCACAATGTTTCCAAGATTCCAAAGTTTAATCACATCCTTAATAATATCCCAACACTAAAATCAGCATAATAAGTAGTAGTTCCTTGTTTATTCTCTTCACACCACTTATCTAATAATACTTGAAGTTCTTTTTGATCTTCATCTGAGATATTATCCATTGCATCTTCATGTAAATCACTACAAGCATCTTCAATAATTTATATGCGTCCATAGATAATTCAATTGATTGTGTACCATAAACTCTTAATTCTTCACGACATATTGATTGGTCTGCTTCACTTTCTTTATCTTCTATCCATTCCTCTAATTTTTCAGCCATGAGATATTTATCATAATTGTCAATATAAATCATAATATTATCTTTTATTGCTTGTTCATAAGATATTTTCTTTGCTTTATTCCATGTATCTACATCTTTTTCATATTGTTCTTGAATGCGTTCTAAATTTGACTGTTTACAATCACATCTAGAAGTTCCTCTATCAAGAATTTTATCACAATATAAACATTTACTTTGAACTCCATTATAACAATGTCGACAACCAACAATGGTTTGTTGTTTATATGGAAAATGAATTTTACTATTTTCTTCTTTAATACCAAAAGGATTATCATCTACTTGAAGTCCTGTACCTCTACAGTGAGAACAAATAACTTCATGTTCTTGTAGGTCTTTTTTAAGTTTTAGGTTAAATGACACATCAATTTGTTCAGTTCTTATTGACATTATTTATTCTCCTTTATTATTTAATACCACTCATAGTAATCTTTAAAATTTTTATCATAATTATAATAATCTTCAGTACCATACTCAGGTATAAATTTACAAAAAACAACATGATCAAGTGATTCTCGATTAATATCCTTATCTATATACGCATACTGCCATTTATATCCTCTAGCACTATCACTTGCTCTTATTGCTTTGTAGTAATCTCCATTATTTAATTCAATAGTAAATATACTAGTATTAAGAGACGTTTTTATAACTTTTCTAATATCTTTTGGATTCATATTGTCAAGTAATTCCTGTAATTTATTGAATGATTTTTCTACAGTTTAACCATAAACGACTATGTTTTTTGCCAATAATTTCACATCCTTTTAAACTATCATTTCTTGGTATTTGATTTATTCTTTTCAATTCTTTTAATAGTATCCAAAGTTTCTAATAAAGATTTCTTATATCCTTTTGACCAAGCATAGGTACTTTCATTATGATAATCTATATTGATAGAATTTATTTCGTTAATTAACCATCCTTTTAATTCTTTCATCATAATTATTCTCCTTTCTTATTTATTCACCTCCCTTCTGTCTGTTTTATTTTATGTTTATTTAAGCGAAATGGTGAACATTATAACTCATCTCTTATGAAAGTTATATACTCTGTGATTTGACAAATTTTACAAACGAATTGCTTATCTAAAATCTCTTCATCATAATCTTTAATTCCTGTTGATTTATTTAAACAATACCATTTGCAGAATTGTTCTTTTAATTCTAATAATTTATCTTCCATATTTATTTTATTATTGTTTACAGGAGGTTTATCCCATTTTGGTTCTGGTAGTTTATTCATTAAATTCTTCCTCCAGTTCTAATTTCCAACATTCAGCGCACCTAGAATTGTCCTTACAAGTTGTAATAAGTCTATTTAATTTAAACCTATCTGGATTTGGAGAAGGATGCTTGTTAAATCATAAAAATTCATGTCCTCATTATATTCCAACTACTTCAATCAAAGTAAAATATAAAAATTGGCAAGGTAATATTGGAATTAGAACAATTATTCCTCAAACTATTTATTATGGCAATACCGATTACCACAAAACAGAGCAATGGTTAATGGATGTATTTGATGTAGATAAAGATGCTCTAAGAACTTATGCCTTAATGGATATTATTGAATTTATTAAGGAGGATTAGTTAAATGACAGGAAAAAATAAATTAATGAAATATTTAGTAATGAATATGGTTCTTCCCAATCAGGTGAATAGCAAACTCCACTGTCGAAATGTACACATTGTTTCATTTTTGATGTAACTCCTTTTAATATATTAAAGTATACTCTTTATATTAATTATTTATAATAATATCTTCATGTAATATTGCGATATTTTCTCTTAAAATTCTCAATCTATCAATTAGTTTTGTATAATCATTTAAGAAAAATCTATAATTTTCTACTGCATTTTCTTCGTTTACAAAGTCTGGATTTTGAACACAACCGCCTAATTTAGAAACAAGATATTCAATGTTTTTTATTTCTTTCCATAATTCTTCAGACTTTTGTGGATTTAATGTTTTTATTGATCATTCTCTCCTTTTAATTTTATTTCATTTGTGCAATAATTTTTTGAATTATAATATTAAGTCTTATTAAATCTGATTTATTAAGTATAAGATCAGGATTATCATCAAAAATATTTGTAAATAACTTTACCTTTTCATCTGAAATAGAGAAATTTAGTGTATTCTTATTAAGAAATTCCAAACTTATTGATGAAAATTCTTTTCCTGCATTTTTGTAAATATGATTAATTTCATCAGCAATACACCATGAGAAATATTTTTCACTATATCTATTCTTATCAATAATATCCGTGATCAATTTCATCTTATTAACTGGATTATAATTGATTTTAATAGAACTTGATTCTTCTTTGGGATACCCTTCAGAAAGAACTTGTAGAAGACTATCTATTTCTTCTTTGGTTAATAGTTCTGAGTTATGTTTATTCACTTTGTTTTACCTCCTGTTAGAATGGTTTGAAATGTTTAGCTTATGGGATTTTTATTTATCCTTCACCAGCAAATTCTCCAAATATTTCTTTTCTTTTTATTTCGGCAAATTTACATGCTTCTTCAAATTGATCAAGTGGGAATATCCATTTAAATCTTTCTCCTTTCCTCATAAATTGTTCCCAATACTCTGTTTTTTCTCCATTATAACAAACATTTCGTACACTTGTTTTACTATTTTTATTTGCTCCTTTTCTATTGGAAGAATTATTATTATATGCTGTTGAACGCAAATTTTCTTTTCTGTTATCTAATGTATATTGTGAATTTCTATGATCAACCACACAATTATCTGGCATTCCTGCAATAAATTGATGAAGTAATACTGACTTATACTTTGATTTTGTATTTGGATTATTATCTCGTATATTTGTTGATACATAATAATTATCTATATTTTCCCTATAACTAGCGGTCCAAGTACGACCATACTCCTTCAATCTTTGCAAATCTTCAGTGTCTATTAAAGCAATTAAATTATCACCTTTCTTCCTATTGAGAATTAATTTTGTAATATTTCCTTCGATTATGTATTCATTGCAAAATCCAAATTTTTTTGGTTGATATGTATTGATATTATTTACCACTTTATTTAAATATTCTTCTCCTACATTAAATTTATCTGTTAACATGCTTAAACAATCTTTAGGAACTTTATTCTTCTTAATCCAGTCCCAAATACGTTCTGGTCTAATCCCTAATTCCCTTGCTAAATGAGTAATTATTATTTTTCGTTCTATAATTAATTCTTGTAATCCTATCATTTTTTATCCTTTCTTTTTATGAGGTAGCAGTAAGGAAATTAAACCTTACTACTACCATGTTTTTATTTACTTAATAAAATGTTCTACAGCAATTTTACTCCAAGATTCTAGTTCTCCTTCAAAATTAAGTAAATCATTTTTAGAAATCCAATCACCAACTAAAGTGTCGGTTTCTTTAACACTAACATCTAATCCGGCAACTTCCACTACATACACTAGACCCAAATGCACTGAGTCAACTTCTGTATTATTTGAGCAAATCATACCAATTAGATCAATAGATTTAATACTAGACTTAATGTCAATTTCTTCGTCTAATTCTCTCATCATGCCAGACTTAATATAATCATTATCTGTTCCATCTACGCGCTCTAAATGACCTCCTACACCAAGAGAATATTTACCTGTGAGTCTTGCATCACCTTCAAGTCTGCGAGTAATAAAATAATTATCGCCACATTTTACTAAACAATAAGGAATGATTTGACGATTTTCAAGATTTAATTCTGCATCATATCGAGGAATAAATTTACCTACTGAATTAAAGATATCACTATATTTATTATCTTTATCTAATTCAACAAATGTATCAAAATCCTTTGTTAATTCATTACTTACTACAAATACTTCTACGTCACCATATTTAGCTTTTAATTGTTCTTTATTCATTTTAATTTTCCTCTTTTCATTTTATTATTATGAGCATTTACTATAAAAGCAATTAGGACACGTTCTGCAACCCTCAGTCATACCTAATTCTGCACCACATTCAGGACATTTAGTTGAATCTGAATTTTCAATTTGAATGGTTTTTGTTTCTTTTACTATTGCTACTTTTAAATCTTTACCTTTGATAAAATCTCTAATAGCATTACCAATTGCATCTGCACACGACCTAGAATCCAATCCTTTTTCCTTTCTCATCATCATACTAACAGGACATCTAACTGATTTAAGTTGGTCAATAATTACTTCAGGATGGATATTAGATTTCAGTGCCAACGAAGTCATTCTTGATAATGCTTCGGTTAAACCTTGGCATCCTCCTTGAGTTGCTGATTGAGAAAATATTTCTCTAAGATTTTCATTATCATCAAAACATAAGAATAACCAAAAACTCCCACATCCAGAATCAACCTTGAATCTTTCAGCATGTGCATATTTTAATGTCTCAGCAGGAAAAACAAATTCTTGTTTAGGAATTTCTTCAGTTGCTTCTCCAACACTTAATATTTGATTGGATCTGCAACCATCGCGATATACAGTAACACCTTTGATTCCTAATTTAGCTGCCATTAAATATACATTTCCTACATCTTCTATAGTTGCATTATTTGGCAAATTGACTGTCTTGGAGATACTTAAACATATGTATTTCTGTATTTGTGCTAATACTTTCACATGCCATTCTGGTGAAATATCATTTGCAGTTACAAATATGTTTTGTATTTCTTGAGTGAATATGCTATCCAATCCTTTAATAGAACCTTTATTTTCATTAATTTTATCTAATATCTCTTTTGTGTAAAGACCATTCTCTTTGAGATAATTTTCGAAAACACTATCTGCAACCATATATTCATCATTTTCTTTGTCTCTGCGCTTGTAGACAAGGGCAAATTGAGGCTCGATTCCCCCTGTTGTATCCGCAATAAATGCAATACTTCCATTTGGAGCAATACTAGTCATACTAGAGCATCTAACTTCAAGGTTTTCTTCTTCCCATTTACTTCCCTTCCATGCAGGATAGATTCCTCTTTCTTTTCCAAGTTTTACATTGTATTCAAGACACGTTTTCTCAATAAAACCATATAGCACATCAATAAAGTCTAAGCATTCTTGAGAATTATAAGGTATTTTTAATTCATATAGTAATTGAGCAAAACCCATTGTCCCAAGCCCTATTGGTCTAATTAGATGTGTAATAGTTTTAATCTTTTCAAGAGGAAGTCTATTCATGGTAATCATGTCATCTAGGAATCTGAAAGTTAATTCAATATTTTCTTTTAATTTAAACCAATTTACTTTGCTGTGTTCAATTACTTTTTTAAGATTTACCGAAGCTAAGTTGCATGAAGAATATGGAATATTGACATATTCATGACAATTATGTACTACTAATCCTTCTACTACTCCCCAATGTGTCAATGGTTCTGAAAAGTCATAAACCTTTTGTTTTCCCAACTGCTTCATGGTCATTATTTTTGGGCTTTTTAGTTTAATTAAATCTACAAGATCATTTATTTTATATTGTTGCATAAACCCAATATTTTGATAGAAGAAAATTACATCATCTAATCTACCAATATTTATATCATAACTTTCTTTACACAGATAATCACCATTTGTAAACTTTACCATTGTAGGTTTATTGGTAGTAATATATGAAACAATATCAAACTCTTCTAATGCCTTTTTTAATTGCAAAGAGAATACTTTAGAAGTTGTTTTATAAGAAATCCTATGCGTCTTTATCACACAACCATTTGCAGAATAACAACCTTTTAAGAAATTTAATTTTTGTTCTTTTGTCCAATTAGTATATGTAATAGGAAATACTCTTTCTGGCAAAGGACTTCCGTCAAACCCATACTTAACTAAAGTATTATTATATCCATTAGTATAATATGCCTTTTTTCCATCAATAGGCACAATATTAAATAATTCAAATATTTCTTTATCTTTTTCTCCAATATTTATTTCTAAACCAAGATGCGCTTCAGAATTAATTCTTCCAATGCCACCATCTCCTTGTAAGAAACCTAATTGAACAAACAAATCTTTAGAAACATTTGTTTTTCCGTGATATGGCATAACTCTTTTCTTTAAAGCATATTGAATCTCACATTCTTCATTATCGTTCAGCATAACAATATGATCTGGAGTACATCTAATTTTCTTCTTATTACTGGTTGTTAATTCAATAGTATCTTTCTCTCCACTACACCAAACATTACTATCAGATATATCTCCATTTGAATTAATAATCTTAACTGTTGTTTCAGATAATTCTTCAAATGTTTTATACCCATCTACAGTTAGTAATCTCATATCCCCAGAAAAACAAGGATTACCATATACAGATTCATTTAATTGAGGATTCATATTTCCTTTATCCATATTGGACTGATAACTCAATCCTGGCTCCCCTGTCTTCCAAGCGCATAGCATAATTTCATTCCACAAATCAATTGCTTTGATTGTTTGATAAACTAATCCATTGAATTTTAAATCCCAGTCTTCGCTATTTTCTACTGCTTTAACAAATTCATCTGTGATACTAACGGATATATTCATGTTTTTTAAATCTTCAGTAATGTCTTTAGAGTGAATAAAATCAAAAATCTCTGGATGAGTACAAGGTAGGTCGATTTTTAATGCACCATTTCTTTTATTTCCTTGTTTAACCCTATTTACAACTTCATTAAAAACATGCATAAAAGAACATACTCCTGAAGCATTAGAACCAGATGATTTGCACAATGAACCTTTGGGGCGAATCTTTCTCATTGAGAATCCTGCTCCGCCACTCATTTGAAAAATCTTTGCACATTCTGCAACAGTGGAAAAGATACCTTCAATATTATCTTCAATATCTACTACAAAACATGAACTCAATGATTGGGAAGGTGTTCCTGCGTTAAAGATACACGGAGAAGAAGGAATGAACTCCATATCATTGATCTTATTATAAAATTGTTTTATGTAATAAGGAATATCCTTTTCATTTTCAGCTTGAGCAATACTATTTGCGATTCTTTGAGATATGTCTGACCATGAATGTTCCGTAAAATTATCATTATTATCTCTCAAGTAATATCTTTTTTCTAAAAGTTTTTCTACATTATCATTCATTTTTGTCAATTATGTATCCCCCAATATTTTTATTTTAGTATTTACAGGTCATTATAGGTTAAAAAGATTGTTTTAATTGAGTCTACTTTCCCCAATCATACAATACACTCTTTGCATCAACACTAATATTATTTGCTAAAACTCTCAATTGCTCCCATTCTTCTTTGTTTAAATTAGGGAATTTATCTAACAATACCTTCAACTCTCTAACTTCATCAAAAATGTCCATACAATCATAATCCATATGTATCACCTCCCTTCAATTACTTCCAATGATTTTTCTTCTTCAAAATCTCCACAACATCTTCTGCATAACTCTCATCAACATTAATAACGAGATATTTATTTCCTGTATTCTTATTGAATTTATATCTACTGATTCTAATATTTTTAAGTATTCTTGCTAAATCTATCCTATCTTGTTCTGAAGCATGTTTAATCATATCTTCTTGTTTGATGATAAAATATTTATTGAAGTCTGCACCACTTAAATTAACACTCAAATGTTTTTATTCACCTTCTTTATCTTCAATCAATTCTACTTGAACCATCATCTTACTTCTATCTCCATAAAACCATTGCCAATTGTCATCTTTTGAACAGATGTTTTTAAATTTAATATAAACAGGATTAGAAGAATTTTTATATAAGAATCTACTACATACCATTGATTGTATGCAATCGGAGTATTCACATAAGCAGAAATCGAACACAGATTAATCTTCCATCCTCTCATTTTTAATTTCTGATTCCTTATCAAATACTTCAATGATTACTTTTTTTAAAATAATTACCTCTATTGGTATCTTGATCGACAATAAATGCATAGTTAACTTTATCAGTATAATTATTTTTATATTCTTCAAAGTCACATTGAATCCAATCGCCATCTCTGCCATGTAGAATTTTAATATGTATTCACCTCTTTTAATTTAGCAAGAATTTGATTGGTGGTATTTATAATCTATGTGATCAAATCCTTGCTGATATTATGATAATTATTTTATGATTTGTGTTTTGAAATTATGATTATTTAACCAATCTTTTTGTAATATGTAGTTGTATTGGTTAGATCACTTTTGCTGAACATGAAGTTTACTTTGTCTTGGGAATTGTATTCTTGTGAAGAGCAGGTAATCCATTGACCGTCGATGCGATTGATAACTTTTTGAGTGTTCATTTTTGTTTTCACCTCCTTAAATTAATGTAAATTATATTGTTTTAATCTTCCATTATATCACCTCCTAAATTAATAATCCTTTAAGTTGAACATTTTAAGGGATAATTTGAGATTTTATAATTTTGTAATCGTTGTGGTAGTAGAGTTGTATGGTTGGGTATTATTGTAAAAATGATTAAATATGTAAATTTACATAATTTTTGCCTTCTTTTGAGTTGGATTTGTGTTTCAGAGTTAATTTACTATCTGTGAATATTATAGCATGTTGAGTATCGTATTGTCAAATATTTATTTATTAATTTAAGAGTTTAACAATAATTCTTTAAGATGGGTTTTTCTATTAAAATCTGCTTTCTTTTTAATAGCTCTATTTACTGTCTCATTTTCTCCAAAATGAAATACTTTTTGTTTAGCCCTTGTTTGTGCAACATAGATAAGATTACTATTAAGCATAAAGGTATGAGCTTTAGGGGTAATCATAATAACTATTTTAGCCTGACCGCCTTGTGCTTTAAATGTAGATATTGAATATCCAAGCTTAACATTTAATAAATCATTCTTAGTATAAACAACCAATTCATCAAACATTATAATTACTTTGCCGTATTCAATTTTAATTACTTTACCAATCTCACCATTTGCAACAAATGTTTTATCATCTTCGTCTATCCAACCATCTTTATATCTTATTGCTTTATAATTATTTACTGTTTGAATAATTAGATCATTTTCATAAAACTTTGTTTCACCAATTTGAACATTAATTCCTTTTTGTGTGACATTAGGATTGGCGATAGGTTGTAGATATTTATTTATAGCAATTGTTCCATAATCTCCAACATTATATGAAGATAAAATCATTATATCTTCTCTTAAATTTCCAGATGACAATAATTTTTGATATAAAGCTACAACATTTTTAATTATTTTTTCTTGTTGCATTGGAACAAACATATATCCTTTATCATTTCCAAATACTTGCGGTTTCGAAGAATATTCCAGAAACTTTTCACAATTTCTAGTTTTAGTTGCTACAGTCAAGACTCCTCCTTCTCCATATCTAAATATTTGTGTTAAAGAAATTATGGGTATTAGGTTTGAATTAATTAAGTCATAGAAAGCATTTCCTGCTCCAACAGATGGAATTTGACTTGAATCTCCAATCATTAATAATTTAGTTTTTCTAAAATCAATTGCTTCTAAAAGATGTTTCATTAAAAATACATCGCACATCCCGAATTCGTCTACCGCCACTACATCATAAGGTAATTTATGTTCCTCATTATACCCCCAATCTGGAGGCATATAAGCCAACCCTCTATGTATAGTAGATGCATTTTCTTTGGTAAATTCTGATAATACCTTTGCAGCTCTTCCCGTAGGTGCAAATAAACAAAATGACTTATTATTATCTTTGAGCATATCAATTACTGATTTAGTAGTTGCTGACTTTCCACTTCCTGAAAACCCATTGAGAATACATACATTAGAATTACACACCATAGGTAAAACTTTATGTTGTTGATCAGTTAGAACAATATCACCATTATCTCTATATTTTTCAGTATCAATATCCCACTTATTATCCACCTTCAAGCCTTCTAAAATTCTATTAGCAATGTATAATTCTGTTTGATATGTTTCTTCTAAAGCAACAGTATTTAACCCCTTATCAAAATGAATATCTTTATCATTCTTGATAATATTAACAAAGTGTTCAATACATTTTTTTGCTAAAGATTCGGATTGTTTTCTTAAAACTTTAATATCAATTTTTGTATTACCATCGTTCTCATTTTCTTCTAGTAAAAACATGATTGCTGATTTTTGTCTTTGACTAGAAGTTTGTAAATCGAAAGTGAAATCAATTGGAGGGACTTCTCCTTTAGCTTTTGTTGCAATGCAGTCTTTGTTAAATTCAAGGAGTATTTTGTCTGCTGTTTTGAAGGCCGTATGTGAGAGACCGCATAAGCACTTGTACGGATCATTTTGAAGTTTTTCTTTAATATTATCCACTGAACCATATTTATCATATAATGCCTTTAAGATTTTGAATTCGATAAATCCCTTAAATTCCGTGACCAACTCACTTAATACAAAGTTTTCAATTATTTTTCTTTTAATAACCTCGAATCTAACTTTCCCAATATTATAGAGTTTGTTTAAGTCAATGTCATCTAAACGATTATTGATAACTCTATCAATAATATCAGGATATTCGCGCATTACCTCATCAACATGACTATTACTATCTAATATACTTTGTAAAAATAATCTAGTTGCTGTTTCTGTTTTAGGTATATCTCTTCCAATATTAATTACCTTATACGATATACCATTCTTGCCTTCTTTTTCTTCGCCTTTTACTGAATATTCTATACCTATCTCTAAGTCAGGCAGATTACCTAAAATACTAACATTTTGATATGTATTTCTCGCTATATGTGGGTATTTAATATCATCAACCTCTAAGGCATATATTTTATAATCGTCAGTATTATAGGGGTTTGCGACTACAACACCTTTGAATTCGTAAATTATTTTATTTTTGTTTGCCAATTAATACACCTCATAGTCAAATAATATTTTTTCAGTTTCACTTGATTTTCCCCATTTACCATCAATCATTATACTTTTCTTTTGATGGTTAAATTCTCTCACTTTCAAAACAGAGAATAATTTAAAAGGATTTTCAATATAAATAGTAGCTTCTTTAATTTTTGTTCGTACTTCTTCTCCTGAATTGATTTGTCTCAGAATTACATGCGGTTTAAATTTATCAGTATTTTTTAAATCAATTACAATATAGAAGTTATCTCCAGCTTGTTCATAAGTGGTGAAAATCGTATCAGCATATTCCAATTCATTCTTAATTTGTTCTTTGATAGACAATGCCTTATCTTCAAATTCCACGCTCACTTCTTTTATATATCCAGTCATATCTAATTTACGATATTGGTTTTCAGTTTTATCTTGAGAATATTTTATTAATATATTCTCCTTTATTTCTAGTTTTTCAAGATCCTTTATTTTTAATTGTTTACGTTTGCCATGTTTATTATATAGATCAAGAATTTGCATAAGTTTTTTATTTTTTCCATAATTAATAAAATAGTTCAATATAATAAGAATATTTATTTGTCTAGCACTAACTTTTACATTTTCAAAGATAATATTTAATAAATCAATAAAATTAATATTCGGATTTTCATCAATAATATTACAGATAGAATCTCTAATTGCATTAGTTATAAATTTAATATCACTTGGTAATTTTTGTTTCTTTACTTTTGGGTCTAAGAAGTCATGTAATCTTTTATTTGCCATATCCAAATAATATTGTTTATTCAATTCTTTTGGAATACTTTCATGTAAAACTTCTTCATTGTAAATAAAACAATGTTCTGGAGTATTACCTATTTTCTCAATTTTATCTTCTCCTTTTACTTTGAATACTCCTGGGGATGATTCCTCCATACTAGCAAAAACTCTTAATACTCTTTCGTTTATTTTTACATCTCCATACAAAGCGTGTTGGTATAATCTTGATACTTTAACAATCTTCTGATATTTGATAAGATCATTACATTCATTAATAGTATCTTCAATTTGTTTACCATTTACAAAATAATTTATTAAAGCATCGTTAATAATTGGTAAATCATAATCAATTGCATTTAGTTTTTTTACATATGCCCCTTTGGATTTATACTTTCCTTTAGCATCAATAATAATATAGTTATTAACGTCTTTTTGAAAAATCTTATCAAATATTTCCCATTCTAAATCTAATCTTGTTCTTATTTCCCATTCTTTTGCTACGTTTTTTATCTTTTCAATATCTTCAATGTTATTAATTTTAAGGAATAAACCATCTGTATTCGATTGTATTAATTCACAGAATGGCTCAATTTTATCTATTAAGTCTAGTAATAATAATTGTCCAGCAATGCACACATTATTAGCCATTAAAGGATCATATAAATTATTATATTCATCTTTCATTGCTCCGTAGGTAGCATTAAGAACAATTTTATAAGGTAATTGCATGGGGTTTTTTGCTGCTTTTAATTTTAAACGAGTATCCCTTATTTCTTTGTATTTACTAGAATCACTTACATTTCTACTTACAAAACCATATTCTATCATTAATGCAGGATAAAGAGATGCAACATCACAACAAAGTATAATTCCTTCATATGAATAATTTGGTATTGCACCATGAATTCCTCCCCAAGCAAATACATGTTGAACCCCTGCTACATCTGTAATTAAGCTTTTCTTATAATTCATATTCTCTTTAACTTTATACCAATCCACGATATACTTATATTTATCAGATATAAGTAGTGTGTCAGGTATAGTTAATTCAAATTCATCATTTCTTTCGGTTTTTTGTGAATCTAAAATAATAGCTGAAAGTTGTGCTTTTGTTTTTGTAAACATAGTCATTGGCATATTAAATGCTTGAATTAAAGATAATTGACTGTCGAATTCTTCCTTTCTATGATTGAATACTTCAATTGTTTGTTCAACGTCATGTGTACAATATTCTAATACTTCATCTAATTCTTCTGGTGTTAGTTTTCTGTTTATAGTAAATGGTACTGAGGACTCTTGGATTTTAGATCCAAGAAATCCTTCCAATTGTTTCAAACTATGAAAACCAGTAGAAATATCAAAATTATTTAGTGGAAAAGTATTTGATTTTTTTACTACTTGATTACCTTTTTTATCATTGAGAATAATTTCATTATTGATTTTGTATGGATTCATACCTAATAAAATTCCTTTAAGTATGTATTGATCATAATTACGACTATTATATCCTATCCAGATATCTTCTTTGTGCAACTCATAAAATTCACGTAATTCATCAGGATTGTTTATAATTTGTGTTTTTTCTTTTGTAGTTTGATTGATACATACTACCATCCAGTCTAATTTGAATACTTCGAAGTCATAAAAAATATTATTCATACTCATTCCTCCTAATCCATAAGTCCTTCCATCCAAGAAAGATCATTTTCATCAACTTTACTATTTTCTTTATCCTTAAACATCCCCAAGGCATCAAGGTATTCTCTATATGGTTTATGAATCGCTGACGAATACCCATTTAAATTCGCCAAGAAATAACTCTCTGTATCAGTAACATCTTGCCACCATATTTTATTATCCAATGTTAATTTATACTCTTCTTGTTTTTGCTTAATCTCTTCAACAGTCTTCACGATATCATCTAATAATTCTTGAATAGATTCATCATCTAAAGATATTTCAACATAGCAATCTTTCACTACAAATTTACTCTTAACATCATCTGGCAAACAATCTATAGAATTATCAACTACCATTTGACTAAGATAATCATCAATTTGTTCTTCTGAAAATTTACTATCTAATTTCTTTAACCACATTTTAGCATTTGACGATAAACTACTTCCTATGGAATTCCTTTCAATAATGCGACTTTTTAATTTTCCATTTGCTTGCATACATTCTACTTCTACATATTTAAGGAACGCCCATCTAGCTATAATTTGATCCATTGGTATGTTTAGTTTTTTGTGAACGCCATAACTATAAAGTAATAACTGACCACGCTCCTTTAATACCTTTTTCCCTTTATATAAAGAGCTTGTTTTCCAATCTGTAATTATGCAAATATCTTTATCTTCTCTTTTTTCCATATGTATAGCATCTATATAAGCTTGAATTAATATATTATTTATCTTTATGGGAACAAATACTTCTAATTTCAATTTATTAGGTATTCGTTGATGATTTTTAAAGAAGTGTCTCATACATGATTCATATTTATTTCCTATCTTTTTATTTTTTTCTTCATCACTTCTATCATATTTTAGATTACCAATAGTAAATTCAAATAATTTTTCTTCAAATATTTCTATCATATCTGTGTATGATATTTCTTTATTATAATATTTCTCTAATATATCATGTGAAGCATTTCCTAATACTCCATATATTGAATCCTTTCTATCCTCTGGGATTTTAAGGATGTATTTAAGGTAAAAAGTATAAGGATCTCCTTTATATTGATTATATTTTGACCATGAGTAAATCTCATCACAATCTAATTTATTTGCTATTAATTTAATTTCTTCAAATTGTTTTCTCATTTATTTTATCTCCTTTTCTACTTTTTCAAAAGTAAAACCCTATGTGATTTTTGATTTCCATTAACGACAAAACTAATTCCACCTTGTCTTAAATCATATTGAGGATATTTTTCTACTAATCTTATAATAATATCTTCATCTATGATTACATTATCTTTACTCATTTTAATAATATTATTACTTCTAGTATTTCTTTGATTTATAGAATGAGTAGCTATCCTTATATTTCCTTTTTTATATCCTTCATCATTATTTATTCTATCAATATCATATTTTCTCTTATTATTTACTAAATCATTATAATTATTTAATGATGAAATATATTCAACATAATTTTCAAAACATAATAATTCTGAATCAATATCTATATTTCTTCCTCCGTAATTTTTATATGCTTTGCAATTTTTATCATAAATTCTCATTATCATACTTTCCCATCTTTTATGTAAAAAATGATATTGAGATATCCTTCCTAGACATGCAATATTATAAATTAATGGATAATATGGATTTTTAACTGTCTTACCACAAATAGAACCTCCTTGAGTGATTACCTGTGTTCCATCATCTATAAATTCTACTAGATAATGTGATTTATCAATTTTACCAATTATTTTAATCTTACCAAAATTATTAGTTTCCCATATTGAATCATTTATATATTTTTTACTTTTATTAACTTTTAACTCAACATCTAATTTTTTATTCATTGTTATATCAATCTTCTTTCGTATATTATTTATGTTCAGATTTATCATATTTTATTTTATGTTTTAATAAATAATTAAAAATAGTATTACTTGCGTCTGCCGGACTCATTTTATCTTCAAGCAAATCATATTTATCATATATAAAATATATTGGTCTAATAAATTTAAATTTTTCACATTCAGAACGAATATATTGTAAAGATACATCTTTGTCATAAGCTATAATCACAGATACGTTCAATCCAATCAATATTTTTACTTGCTCTTCGCTTAGACAATGAGAACCAATAGATACTCCAGTACCATCTTTTCTACTGTGTCTTTTTAATGTTGATTTTTCAGATTCGTAAACCAAAACATAACCTGCCTCTTGAATTGTTTTGTAATTTTCTTGTAATCCATATAAATGCATTGATTTAGGAAACTTCTTCAATGGAAAATATTTAGGGATATCCAACATGGAATATTCCTTTATGGTTGTACGCCCTATCACACCCGCAAAATCATTTTCTTCCCCATACCATATACGCCAAGGAAGTGTAATTCTTCTCTTATCTGCACTATAACCAACTTTAAATAATTCACATGTAAATGGTAGAATACCATCTGTTCTTATCCAATCAATGTGAGGTAATGGAATGTACTCTTTAATAATTCCTTCATCATACAACTCAATGTCATCTAGATTAACAACACATCTTTTTCTTTTAACTTTCTTGAATACGTTCAATGGATCTTTTTTATCAGATTTATCTTCTTTTATTTTAAATTTGTACTCTAAGCCAAGTAACTTATGTAAATATTTATTTGCTTCTGGAAATGAAATATTTTTTATTGTCATAACTAAAGTTAGCAGATCACCTCTTATTATTTCACTATCAGATTGAAATATTTTAGTAGATAACGTTTCTTTATTTATTGCAATATTATTATTAGATGTATGATTGGGCAATCCACATCTTAATTCTTTGGTGTATTCCTTAATACCATGACAATCTAGGGATTTTAGTATTTCTTGTAGTTTATTATTATCTAATATGTATTGTTTTAATTCAATAGAGGTCATTCAATTATTTTCACCTACTTCCATTATCAAAAATCAACTGGTACGGAGGTAATTCCAATTTCTTTTAATGTATTTTGCGATAAATTATGTTCAATAACAATCTGAAATGTATTTGCCGAACCCTCTCTGTTTTTAACTATGAATATTAGTTGATAATTTTTATCTTTATTTAATATTACAGGTATCTTCGTTAACCCCCTTTTACCTTCTAATCTATATACTTTTAAAGCATTCTTTCCATCAGGATATTCATCTTCAAATAAATTCCTAATCATAAGACATGTAGAAACAGGATCAATAATGTTCTTAGCCAATCCAACGTTATCCTGAGAGTAGTATCTTTGCCTTGCCGTTTTACCTTTTTCTAATTGAAAAGTTGCGGTTAGATGTAGATTTTTTACATCTGGTTTTACGATATCATATAAATCTACCATACTTTGCATCATACTCAACCATGCATTATCTTGTACGTTACCTGCATCATTTTTGAAGGTATCAATCATGTAATGATAAACATTCAAGCTTGAGAATTTTTTCATTATTTTAATTGCATTCGCAGAAGACCATCTTTTAAAAGGTATAATAGTAATTAACTTTGCATCTTTTTGTTGTTTTAACCAATTAGCACTTTTATATAATATTTCTTTTACTTCTTCTGAATATTTGCCATCTCTAACAATATATTTTTGCAATTCGTATTTGAATATATTATTGGCAATATACACAATTATTTCGCGCTGCCACTTCTTTAGACCATCTTCGTTTAACATAATTACTATCTTTTCATTAGTATCAATGATACTTTGAAGAATCGCATTTCTAGCAAAAGTTGTTTTACCTACATTTGATAATCCCCCTATTAGAGTAATGTTCCCACATAACATACCTCCTGTTTCTTTTGTTAACATTGGTAAATTATAATAAGGTAATCCAACAGCTAATCCTTCATTTAGTTCTTCAATTAGACTATCAATATCATCTGCTATATTGTAACTTGTAACATCTCCTTCCGCATTAATAAATATATGATTAAGGTGTGTTTCATAATAAGCATATATCTCTTCTACGTTCATATCTGCAAATTTACTAAGTTGATCATATACAGGAAATTTAGCTTTTAATAATCCTAAAACTGCATTCCATTTATGTAATTCATCTACGTATCCATTAATATTTTCTTCTTTTATATATTCTTTAGCTTTTTCAATAGTATCATATCCACCATAGTCCTCATATTTAACCTTTAATTTAGCATGTTTCTCAAGATATAAACCAACTGTGATTTCATCTAAAGATTGTTTCTTTTCTTTTTTGATAATATCGTGAGCAATTGTAAATAATACTTTCCATTCATTATTGGAGAAATCTTGCAATGTTAAATTATCATAAGAATAAATTAGTTCTGGATTCTTAAAAAATATAGACGTTATATTGGCTTCTGCTGATAATTTAAACTCTTTTACTTTTTTTACAGCATCAATAAGTAATTGTTCATAAGGACTTATTTCTTTTTTAGCAACAGTAGTTTTTGTCTTTGTTTTTGTAGCAACAACCATTTACCATAATTCCTCCAATTCCTTATCAATCTTTTTATCTTTTGATTTTGGTTTATATTCAGCTCCTTCATGTACTTGATTATTTAATTCAATGTTCATAGTTTTTTCTTCTGCCTTCTTAGAATTTTTTAATCTTGATACAACATTATTTATTTCATTTTCTACAAAACTCATTATGGTATTTATTAAATGCCGTTCATCTTTAATCTTCTCTCTGCTTGGGCCTAAATATTGAAGAATACTATATTTACAAAATTTAAAGGTTAGTAGTATAAGTTTATAATCATAACTTGCTTGTGGTTTTTGTTTTGTATTTGCCATAAACTTTCCTTCATGTAAACCCCTTAACCTCAATGCTAAGTATTTTGGAAATTTTTTACCTTCTTCATACTGTAATACTTCTTTAAAAATATAGGAACACATTTCTAACCATTCGACTTGCTCTTGTTTTTTAGTTATTTTCTCTTCCATTTGATCACCTCAAATATTAATTTGATATTAATAGGGATTATTGGTTGGTTCAATAATCCCTATTAATTCATCAGATATGTGTATCTTTACAGCATTTCGGCGAATTCTAACACTTGATTCAATTTTTCAATATCATTATTAACTAAATCTTTGATATTGATTTCTAAGTCTCTAATTTTCTTTCCAATCTTCTTTTGATTTTCTTCAGAACTAGTTTTTAGTAATGCTTTAATTTGGTTAGCAACATCTTCTGCTTGTTCATCTTCTGCTTCCATAAATTCAGTGTCTTTACTTACCCCTACTGATAAGTCTAATGCTTTTTTAACTCCAAATTTCTTTGTGCTTTCCCATTTTGCTCTCCAAATTTCAAAAGAAGGATTTTCAATGATCTCTCCTTTTTTGGTTACTCCAGTTCTATCTTTATAAATTTTACCAAAGTAAGTTACATTACCATCTTTATCTTCTTTAGTAAACATTTGAAGTACAATATCAAAATCATGTTCTGCCTTCTTAGCTAAATCCGGTGCTTCTCCAATTTTCTTTTTATTAAGAGAAGATGGATCATCGAAAATATCTTTTTGATGAGCAATTTCAACTACCCACTTGCCGAGGGATGAAAATATAATATATGCTGTTTTTAGAGCTTGATTCCATCTTTTAATATGACCCCAATCTCTTGTAGCCAAACCCAGGTCTCCCATATCTACTTCTTTACCTTTTCTCATTTGTTTTCTTGATCTTTTTTCAACAACTTCATACGCCGCTGCTTGCATATTTTCATATAATTTTGTTCCACTATCAATTGCAATAGTATCAAAATCTTTTAATGCTTCCTCATCATTTAATTCATCTAATGTTTCTTGAACCTCAGATGCAGATGTTGTACGCATAACTCCAATAATATTAGGATTACTTTCAAGATAATATGTATTACCATCTTCACTATCTACTAAATTAATATTAGGAAATGTACCTGCAAACGTTGATTTTCCTGACCCAGTTGCCCCAAATGCTAATACTTTACCACCTACATACGCTAATACTTCTTCTTTTTTCTGAAATCCCATTTATTTAATCCCCTTTATTATTTATTTTATTATTTAAATGATTATTGTGATTATCAGGAGGAATTTAACCTCCTGATTTATCCTGTGAAAATATTAATATACAATTATTAATTATACATCTAACAATTTCATCCATGCTTCATCATCAACTGCTATTTCTTCGTCATCCTCAGTATCATCATCTTCTTTTTTCTTATCTAATGCTTTTTCAAACTCAGTAACACTTTCTTCTAAATCTTCTGTTTCTTCCTCCTTCTCTTCTTCAACTTCAATAAATTGAGAAAGGAAAACTAAATCACTTTCTTTATATTTATCTTTATTGATTGCCAAAATTGGAACTTTTGTTTCTCCTTCACCTTCAAATGTAATTAAAGGTCTTTTAATAAGCATTCTTTTTTCTTTATTACCACCAATTGCACATTTACTAAGAGCCTCTTCCTCTGTGATAACATTAAGTTCAATAAGTTCTCGAATATCCTCTGGAAGATCATCTAGTGTAATGCTTACTACACTTGCCCCTTCAAGCATTTCTCCTTCTACTGTTACTTCAACAAGAGTGCCTTTTTTAGCAGGAGCAAAACATTTAGCAATAAGTTTCTTTGTATTTTCTGGTTTTGCCTTATCAACTTCTAGTTCAAATGTCTTTGTAAATGCAACTGTTTTCTTAATTTCTTTACCATCGTATTTACCGACATAATCAACTACATATCCTGTAATTGGAAATGATGCCTTTTCTCTATCTAATTTACCAACTGCATTTGCGTCACAAAGCAATGTTTGTGTAAATACTGCTTTATATTCTTCTGGTTTTGCTTTTGATAAGAATACAGAATTTACTTCTTTCTTAATAGATACACTATCATTATAAGCTTGATATTTTAATTTTCCTTTAACATTTACTACCATTCCATTTTCAAGATGTTGTTGTATGTATTGAATTGCATCATAGGCAGATAAAAATTTATTTTTGAACGTCTTATCTTTTGTATCTTTTTCTAAACCAACTTTGATGAAACAAGAGTCTGCCACAGATTCAAGAATTGTTTCGTCAAATCTATCGTCCCAATCAATGGTAAATTTATTATCAAAGTCTTCTTGTTTTTTACCATCTACTTCTTTTATACCATGAACATATACTACATTATCTCTTTCTGATCCGTAACCACCCATCATATCTGAATAGATAACATTTCCATTTCCACAATCTACACCAAGATTCATTTGATTCCAAACCCAATCTGATTTTGTAGTATCTTTATCCATTGTGAAAGTATAATCATTTACTTTTGCTTCACCGATGAGTAGGAATTGTGCTTTACCTTTTTTTAGACCTAATTGTTCATCTTTAACTTTTGCCATTATATGTATTCCTTCTTTCAATATTTTTATTTTATTATTCACATGATCTATTAAAATATATTGAAAGAAGGAGGCGGTTTGCTTCTCTTGACAGGTTTCCAACAATTACCTTTATTCTTCAACCAATCAGTCCTTTCTCTAAAATATTATTTATTTTTAACCTACTTAATAATTATACCATACAACCAAAACCATGTCAACAAATATTATTTATTACTTCTAACAAAAACATAAACCAGATAAAATTCCACTTTCAAAGGATGCCATATATAACATAATTATTTATGCCTATTTAATGACCATAAACCCTTATGTAGCAACGGTTACAGGGCTATTTTAGTGATTTTTACTTAAAACCTGTATATTTTGTCATTTTGGGAATAACCCCATAAAATCAAAATTTCTTGAGGTAGTTATTTTTACATCACAAATTGACTTAATTTATCCCTTAACTCTAAATGTGAATTAATTTTTGCTTCAGCATCCTCTTTAACTTGTTTATGATTTAATAATTCTTGTTCTAATGCTTCGATCTTTGCTTGGCTTTGTTCTTTAGATTGAGTTAACATCTCATTGGCTTGATCTATTTTAGCAACCGCAATTTTGAATGCGGTTACTGCACTATCTACAATACCTACTGCATTGTCAATCATCATGGAAGGGGTTACTACACTCTTTTTAAACATTTTCATTATTATTCCTACTTTCTTTTAATTATTTTCGACTTTAATAACTAATCAATACAGCAGTAATTAAACTTATATCGCACTCAGAAATATCTTTCCAACCAATATCTTCACCATAATGAGGTATTTCACCATCTTCAAATTCATCATCTGATATTAATATATCTCCAGCTTGCTCTGATTGTTGTCCATGATCTGCTTCTATATAAATAACTGCATTGTCTGGGATGTCAGATAATAATCGTTTGAGTTCTAAAACATTAAGCATTTTAACTCCTCTCTACCACTTGAAACAAAACACCACAATCTGCTTTATGTAACCAATATAACTCATCACTATCTAAATTAACTTGGATACGACAATGCAACGCAGTTTCTTCCATAATAACTCTATATGTGTCTTTCTTGAATGATTTATAATCTTTAAGGAATCTTACTTTTCGCATTTTATATAATCACCTCCTTTAATAAGTCAAATGTTCTAAAGTAAATCAACATATTCTAAAAATAACTCATATATTTCCCATAATTTTAGATCGTCGCTATTTTTATCTTCATATGGCACAAATCCTATTACAATTTCATTATCAACAACATGTATTGGATTTTCAAAGTTATCAATATAATGACCATTTTCATCAATCCATCCATAACCAACAAAATCTTTAAAATCTTCATGTCCTGAATATCTTGATTCGTTTCCTACCCATATGTAAGGAGTCATAATTTTTAATTCTATATTATCTTTAAATCTTTTGTCTATAATCATGCAGATATATTTATTTTTTGAATTATACATTGCTTCTTCTTTCTTGTCTTTTTCTATGCATTCTTCCACTGGGAATTTGGTTTGCATAGATTTGAAGATGTTTGTTAAATTTGATATTCTCATAATTTACTCTCCTTTCTCTAATTTCTGGACTCATAATAATTATACTCCATTATCATACCAATGTCAAATAATTTTATTTTTATATTTAATAAAATTATCCTTCTTTATACCAATCGCTAATTCCTTCTCTTTGCTCTTCGCATTTACCGTTCTCATCAAGTCCTACAAGTTTATTCTCTAAAATAATAGTACATGAGTCTTCCCAATAATATTTGCAAAGCGAGTTTCTACAATGAATTAACATTAATATTGCTCCTTTCTATTCTTAAATTATTTTCTAAATCCTAATATCTAACCCTATCTTCATTGAGCATCAATGTTACTCTTGTGTTTGCCATCTATTTATATTATAATTTAAATTATTTGAACATAATTAAAATTATCTAATTCATTTTTATATTCTTTTAAATATTCAAATGTACTCTTTGGGTTTTTAGAGGATAATTTTTCTTTAACTATTTCAATTACTATATATTCTAATTCATTAGGAAAAACAGATAAATTGCATGTATTTAATATTGATTGCTTTATTGATTTTGAATGGTAATTAATTATTTCATCTTTATCATTATTGTTGATATTTAGCAATATCTTTACTGTATCATTAATATTATTCATTTGTATTTATCCCCTTTTATTTTAAATTAATTTTAAATACTTCTATCAAACTAACATTTTAAGATATCCCATGAACTAATAATTTATTTTCTAATTCTTTAATTCTCTGAAACATACACAAAACCATATTATCTCCTGTAAGACTTCTCCACTCTTCACCATATCTTAGAGCGTAAAATTCACTTACTCTATCGTTTTGATCAAAGATAACCTCATATTTCCCATCCTCTAATGATATTGACTCTCTCATAAAATACACACCCTTTCTATATCCTCTACTATTTGTGGTTGATTCTAGAGGAGTAATTTTACTTCCATTAGCAAATTCAATAATCGAGTTATTAATAATCATACTCTTGTTCCTCTGGATCTTTCAACTTCATGTCAAGGACAATTCCAATTTCATATAAAACAGAAGACTCTCCACAATCATATCCATCTTGAAATACATCTGTAGAATTTCCTTCTGATCTTTGTTCTGTCCAACCACATTTAACAGCATTATATCTTCTATTAACAAGTTCTTTAATTTTCTCAATCATTTCTTTTTCGTTCACTACATTTTTCTTCCTTTCTTATTTCCTACCAAACGGATATTTTGTTGGGATTGGAGAGGAAAGTTAATCCCTCTCTCGCCTAAACATAACCATTCTTAATCTATTTATCAAATAACCTACACCTAAAACTCCACCTATACAAAGAATAACTACTAACGCAATTGTTGCTTTAATAAATATTGGCACTAAGAAAAATGCTAATTTTATTGCTAAAAATGTTAACATCACACCTAGCATGATTAGAAATATTTTCTTTAATGCATTAAACGTATTTTTCATTAGTCCCACTCCCATTCGATGACTTTCTAAATCTATGAACTACGAATGTACCAATAAAAGTAGTAAATAGCGTGCTTAAAAATAACCAATCAGGGGCTTCGATACCAAATACACCAACAAACATTTTTAGTGAAACAATCCCAATTAAAATATGAGCAGTATAATTTAACTCTGGAACACGCTCGATTAATTTCACAAATACTTGAGCAACTTCCCTCATGCATAAAATACCAACCATTCCACCAATTAGAATTACCCAAGGTATATCTGATACTCCGAATGCTGCAACTACTGAATCAATACTAAAAGCAATATCGGCTAGTTCTACTGATACGATTGTTGCAAGCAACCCTTTTTGCAAAGCATCATTGACTTCATCGTGATTTTCATCTTTATTTTTGAAGAAATTAAACACTATGTAAGCAAGATACAATGAAGCAACCAACTTAATCCAAGCAATCTTAACTAAATATACCCCAAGAACAATTGCTATCAATCTAAATGTATAAGCACCAGCAATACCCAACGTTAACGCCAATTTTTGTTGCTTCTTTGGAAGATTTTTCACCATAATCGCCAACACAAGAGCATTATCAACAGATAAGATAACTTCCATAACAACTAGAGAAAGTATCAGGAGTATATCTTGAGGACTTTGAAATACCATTTTTAGTTCCGCAAGATTGAAGTGATGTAGATTGATAAGAATATTGTTTATAAATTCATTCATTATTATTTATTACTTCCTTTCTCTATGCCATTAATCCATGATCTCTAACAAATCCATCTAACCCATGAGCATACCCAACACCTTCGGCAGAGAACTTCCATTCTCCATCTTTACGATAAATTTTACAAACTGATACTGCTGTTTCAACGGAAAAATCTTCACCTAAATCAAATTTTAATAATTGAATATTATTTTGTTCAGGATCTAAAACCCTAACATAAGCATCGTTTACTTGACCAAAATTTTGGTTTCTTCGATTATGTGCATCATGAATTGTTACAATAAAATCTAATTCTTCAATATTGATTGGCATTTTAGAAAAATCAACAGTAATGACTTCATCATCACCTTCTCCATCTCCTGTATGATCATCCCCAGAATGAATAACTGCCTCAGAAGAATGTTTAAGATTATTGTAGAAAATAAAATCTTCATCTTTCATGCATTTACCATTAGAATTTCCCATGAATACAGAAGCATCTAAATCAAATTGTTCTCCAACTTTTGTTTGAGGACTCCAACCTAAAGCTACAACAACCTTTTTTAAACTTGGGTTCCCCTTTGTCAAATCAATTTTTTGCCCTTTTTGTAAATTAATCATATTAAATATCTCTCCTTTAATTATTAAATTTATATATTACTTATCTATATTTACGTGTCATATCCTTTACTGATGTATCTTTTGATCCAACCCCAATAGCAGTAAATTTCCACTCGCCATTATGTCGATAAAGTTCAGCTACATAAATAGCAGTATGTTTTGAATAGTCGTCGGTTAAATCAAACTTACAAAGTTCTTGATTAATTAACGGATTAACTACTCTAATATAAGCATTTGAAATCATACCAAAATGCTGTTTCCTACTTTGACAACCATAAATATTTACTACAAATACTACTTTGTTTACATTTGAAGGAATTTTGGCTAAAGTTAACATTGATTATTTCGTCATCTCCATCTCCTTCACCAGTTAAATTATCTCCCGAATGATTTATTGATCCGCTATAATGGCGTGTATTACCATAGTAAACTAAATCATTTGAACCATTAATATATTTATCATTATGCAAAACTATTGCTGAAGCATCAATGTCAATATTAGATTGATGTTGTGATTCAATAATATCATCTACTGCATTAGATGCAGACGAAGTTATACTATCTACCACCTGTCTTAACGATGCTTTACCTTGAAATACTTCTCCTAAAGTATTGAAGAATCCCTTTTTCTTAATTTTGGTTTTCTTTTTACCTTCTTTAATTGAGTCCCAACCCAAACACATATTAACCTGTTGCAAATTTGGATTATCTTTGGTTAAATCAATTTTTTGGCCTTTAACTAAATTAATCAATTTTAATCTCCCCTTACATTTTTTATTTTTTAACATCAAGAGTATTTTTTCGCTTAATATATCTATAAACTCCATAACCAATTGCTCCTAAGATAATTAACATAATCAAGAAACTAAATCCAAAGTCACCACTTGTTACGATTACAGGTGCAGGATGCATGTAGTAATATGGATTGTACCAATAAGGACTATACCAACTAGGAGTAAATCTAGGATGATACCCATAATTATAAGGTGTTCCTCCAAAATGAAATGATGTGCTATTGCCATTGCTATATGTAGAACCTAAAAATGTTTTCTTTGTTACAGTGGTATTGCTTGGTGGAATATATTTTGAACTCGTTGTACTTGTTAAACCACTTGTAGAAGGTACGCTTTTACTCACACTAGTCGATGTTGATGAAGTAGAAGTGCCAGACGAAGTTGGTTTTTTACTTAAATCAATTGAGCTTTTTGGTGCTGTATTAGAATTTTTTGAAGTACTAGTAGAAGTAGAAGGTTTACTGCTAGATGATGTTGAAGAACTTTTTGCTAATGTAATCATAGGTTGAAGTGCTAACATGAATACTATTAAAAATGTCCATAATATTTTGACTTGTTTCATTTTTAACTCCTTTATATTTTTATTTATTTATATTTGAATATAACCAACAATTTGAGCAGGTACAATTTCTAATGTTGAAGGACTATCTAAGTCTGTAAAATTATAACCAGTGAATTCACCTGTAACATCGTCTGTTTGAAAAGACCAATCTTTACATTTTACATTGATTGTATGACCACTTTTTAAGTATATTTCTAATGTACGCAAAATTAATTCACCTCCCTTCAATTCAATTACATCAAATTATTTTCTCCTTTCCAATTAATTTAATCACCTATATATTTTCTAGCTTCTCTAATTGTTTCACTTTCTTTTTCAAAAGAATAATTTGAACCAGTTTGTTCGCTTTTGATATCCATTAATAATTTAAGACAACGAATTAAAAGTTTAACGATTAACTTATTCGTATTCATAAAATCCTCCTTCAATCAAGAATTAATATAATTTATCAGATAATAATTTTACTATAGTATAAATGTCATCAATTTCGCTTAATCCTTTAATACTCTCCAATCCTTCTTTGATAATATTTACGCCATTTTCTATTGAGTCAAGCATACTTTTAACTTCATCTTCATGGACGAATGATTCTTTAAGAGTAAAACCAAAATCATTATCTTTTAATTCTTCCAAAGTATATGTATTAAATTCTTTTCTGAATGAACTCAATTTATTTACTACCTCTTTCTAAACACTCATTAACAACATTTGCTACAGCTAAAGCCATCTTGGACTTAAATACAGCATCTTGTTTTAATTCATTGCTCACCTTATCAAATAATCCATCATTATTACTGATAATACTTCTAGCAACTTTATGTGAAAATCCTGCTATAATTGATTGCTTAAAATCTTCTTTCTTGATTACTTCATTAAAACTATCTGAAATAATTTTTCTCAACTCTATTGAATGTTCATTTATCACAGAAGAAACAAGTTTAATCAAAGGACTATCGTACTTGGTCATAGATTCTTGAATTGCTTTCTGTACTGATTGTTGTGCTACAGATAAGATGTCTTGTTCTAAAGTAATAGGAAGATGTTTGGTTTCTAATTTTGTATTAATTTTAGTGGTGAGATCATTTACTTGTTTTCTAAACTCATTATTCTCTTTTTGGATATCAGACATTAATTGATATAATTTATCTATGGTTTTTTGTTCTTGACTTGTCATTAATATTTTCTTCCTTTCTTAATTACATTTTCTTTTACTAATCAATCTTATCCACACCAATCGGAATCCACATTTTAGGATTATAGTTCAATGTATATTTATACTTATCAACATTCTTACTTCTCAATTGCTCAACAACATATGTTACATTATCTGATAAGCCTACAAAATGTTTTTGATAATTACCATTTTCGTCTTCTACTGTTACTTCGAGTTGGTTATCTTCTTTATCAGCTTTAATAGATATTCTTCCTGTCATTTGAAACAATACATCACTTGTAATACAATTAATTACTGTAAGTTGACGCACAACATTGAAATTATCTGCCTCTAATGATAAATTGTAAGATACTTTATCTGCTTCAGTTTGACCACAGCCAGTTAAAGGGATTTATAATAATCCTATACACAAAAGACCTGCAATTAACTTTTTATTTTTCAATTTTATATCTCTCCTTTATAATCTAAAGCTTTGATTGATTCTTCTGCCTCATTTTTAGTTGCATAGAGTTTGCTCGCAGAAAGACTGCGTGGATATGTTAAATTATATTGTTCGTATGGTTTATTATATCCATTCCCAATAAATATTTCTTTAACTGTAGTTTTATGAAACTTCATTACCTTAGAATTAGGCAATCTTCCATTACAACATGGACAGTTGTTTTCATATACCATTTCTTCTTCCACAAACCATACAATGTCACCAATATTAAATTTTGTTGTGTATCCCATAATTAACTCCTTTCTAATACCGTTAAAAACTACAGTTCGTAGGTAATATTAACTGGCAATACTTCAAACTCTTCTGGATTGTCAAATGTTTTTAAAACGTCATTCACAATTATTTCAGAATCATTTAACATTGCCTCTTCTATTCTATCTGTGGTATTACAGTTTCCATCAATAAACTTCATAGGTCTTTCTTTTGTAATTAATGCGTATTTGTTAAATCTTATTTTCATGATATTATTTCTCCTTTCTAATTTTATAAAATTTTTGCAGGATATTAATCACATCCTCCACCACAGTCGCAATCTCCTGAATCACTACTACCAGAGTCACAAGAACTATGAGAATCATACGAACTGCTATGAGAACTACTTCCATAATCATGACATGTAGGATAAAAATCATCATATGTATTGTGATTACGAATAGTATTTGAAGTTTTTGAAGGTGTTTTTGTTTGCTTTGTAGTTGATGTGGAAATTGGTGTAGTTTTAATATCTGTATTTACTTTAGCAAACTTAATTCTTTCTTGTGCTGGTTTGGTATATGGAACGATAATTTCTTTTTCTGATTTTTTACTTTTAGTATTTTTGGAGTTAATTATATAATATCCTATTCCTAAACCACCTAGAGCAACAAAACCAGTAATTACACCTATGGACATTGACATAAATTTTACACTCCTTTTTATTCAATCTCTTTTAATACTTCTTTAGCATTACAATATGGACATAATTCTGTAGGATCATCAAAATACATATTCTTGCACTGGCAAGCATTATCAACCAATTGAATATACATGTCTAATAAATATTCTAAGGCATCTTTTAAATTATCTCTGTCAACAATTAGTTTGCTTATTTTATTTCTTAGTTTGTCTAATTCATCACACGTAACTTATTCTCCTTTCCACAGCAAATCTTAATTTCATGATTCTAATATATTTCTTATTTCTTGGTATACTACAAGAGCATCTGGATTGTATTTTAATCCTGAATAACATTCATCCCTGTGTTCTCTAATATCCATATCTGAACATTTTCCTAAAGCTAAAAATAATGTTCCTAAATCACTTTCTGAAATTGAAATAGTAAATTGTCTTTCTAAGTTTTCTGTTCCAATTAATTTCATTTTAATATCCTTTCTTTTACCAATAAATGAGTCGTTTGTTTGTATTTATGATACCTTATATACTCTTCCATAATACCAAAATGATTTCTCATATTGTTTTCCTTGAGTTTTATCATAAGGTTTACAATATTTATTTTCAATTTCATAAATATTAGTTGTTCCATTACATAACTTCAATGGAACTAATTCACAAGCATTCGCCATATTTTTTGCCCACAAAACATATTTATCATTTGTATCTGTAGTTATTAAATACCCACGAACAGTAAAAATCTTTCTGTTCATCTTTCTTTCTAATTCCTTAACTCTTTTCATAAAATTATCTCCTTTATTTTTTACTTTAAAAAAATTATACGTTCTAATCTTCTTCTAACATAGTAATCAACGGCATAGGATTAATTATTTTATCTAATAATTCCATTCTAATTGTCTCAGAAATATTATCTAAAATCTCAATAATATTCTCTGAATCAGATTTGAAAGTTAATTTATACTCAAATTTATTCATACACCTACTTCCCCATATACTTTCTTCGCTTCTTTTGTGTTTTATAAACACTTCCAATTATGTATCCTCTTATATCTTGCTCTTTTGCTTTAGCTTTTCTTATAACTTCTTTATCTGCTTCCTTTTTAAGATATGATAATATCATTTCAGCCAATTCATTATTCCTCTTTCATTATATAATTATTTTCATATTTAGTCAAGTTTAAATTCTTTTGCATTATTGTCAATTCCTAATTGCTCATTGAGTTTGTTGTACTTCTTGATATCCTTAACAAACCAAGAGGTATCTGTTCCTATGTAATTCTTTAACCATAAGACACAATTTTCACTTACTAGAAAGGTAAGGCATCCATATAGGCATAATTCTTGTGAACCTAATTTTACTTTCTTTGATAAGTGATAGTTTCTGGTGAGTTTCTTCTGAACCATTTCATATGTAAGAAGTTTATTTCCTTTTACTTTGTTGGTGTAACAATCATATACGTTTGTATGTAAGTTTAGAATATCCATTTATTCATCATCCTCCCATTCATTATCTTCTGCCCCACATATCCACTCTACCAATACTATAAGACAATACACCTTTCTCTTTATAGCTATATATTTCAATTTCAACAGGAACATAATCATCACTCAATAAATCTTCAATCATTTGTTCTGCTAATTTTTTTTGTTGGTAGCAATTGAGTAGGTTCAATTCCATATGTAATATCATTTTTTGCAAAATCATGAAAATAATCTTCTTCATATTGATAAGTACAAGCCCACATTTTCATTGTTGTTTTCTTCCTTTCTAATCACTTCATATACTATTTTATATTCTATCATATTTTCCTATTTTACAGACTTCAAATGCTTGAAATGAATGTAGTTCAACTCCACCATCAATAACTACCATTGTACTCAAATCTTTGAATATCCTAATTTTACAAGGAACATCAATATCAAGTGAATCTTTATTGCTTGTTTTCCAAACATTCATATTCTCAATATCATAAATATGTAAGTTGAATAACATTGCATCATTATATCCTACTAAACTACCATCTTCATTTGTTGTATCTTGATAAGGATACATATGAAATATGCATCTTCCTTTAATTAGTTTAGGCATTTGATATACTTCTGTATATTGGCTAAATGTGTCTTTAATATACTGTTCACTTATTTGAGAAGTTTGTATTTCAATTTTCATTATTGTTTCCTCCTTATTTGTACGATAAAATGGAATTTTGCTAGGATTATTCATCAAAATATAGAGACTTATATTTATTGGCATGGTTGAAAGTTATAATCTCCATACCACTATCCCAAAATCTTTTTGAAGCATGCATGATTCTCGTCCCATGCTCCTTGGATTTAATTTCATAATAATATTCCATACCATTAAACATCCAATGCTCTTTCTGCCTATAAAGTTTTATAACTTCCCATTCAACTTCAAAAGCAATAAATTTATATCCTTCTGACAATGGGTTTAATTCATACTCAAGATGTTCTTTGGGAATACCATCAGCTTTTCTACATTTCTTTTCATAAAGTAACCTTCTGCCTAAACCATCTTTAATATTATCTAATAATTCAGGATTAACAGTTTCTATTTCTTCATTCACTAAAAATTTAACTATTTGTCCTCTGTGGAAAGCAATACCAATATCAAATGTTTTATCTCTATCTTTTTCACAAAACCACTCAAATTTATATGTAAAATTAGCATTACCCTTTTCTACATAATCGCCAATAAGAAATTCTGCTAATATACAATCATATTGTTTAGTTTGTTCTTCAAATTTATGAACATCTCTGCAATGTGGACATTGGACTTCTCCATAAAAGGCATCAAACATTCCCATTTTTAGTTCCCTTCTTTCTTTGCCATCAAACTAATTTTTAATATACTTACATTTTATCTGTGATTTGATATAGTCTTGATGCTATATCAGTTAATCCTGCGTCATCGTCAAAATTATAAAATTCAGCAATGAATATTAATAATTCTGCAATATCTTTTTGAATATCTCTAACTGTTGTCATTTTACTCCTCCTACTCCATTAAAATCGACTTTTTATGGGAAGTTACGAACCATGAAACCAACCTATAACTTGATTCTTAGAATCGCAACTTCCTAAAAATATGAAAATTAATCTACATTTGTTCCAATGCAATTTGGTATAACTTCACACTCATTCATGATTTTTCTCCAAGAAGTATTTTCCCCTTCATCCTCAAATTCAATATCTAATGTTTCATCATCTACTAAACTAATAGTAAATCCATATTCAAATTGAGACTCATCCTCTCCACAATAATCATGAACAAAATAATCAATAGCCTGAACAAGATTGTTTGCTAAAATCCAATGCTCATAATCACCATCATTAAATTTATATAACTTTAATTCTTCCATCTTATGCATTCCTCCTAATATTTATTTTTATTAATCAACTCGTATCCCTAATTGACAGAATGGGCATTTTTCATATTCATGAAATATATCATGTTCTCCACAATATAAAAACCCTACCTTTGGAGCAAATTTATCAAAAGTTTTCATAATAAACTGATCATAATTACCAGTTGTAATTTTTGCAATAATATTTAATATAGGCATTCCTGCATCCTCTTCTAACCATTTTCTTTCACTATCATGCTCTCCTCTAAAAAATTCTTCTCTTGTATATGTAGCAATAAATTCTAAAGGGGTTAGATAAGTTAATTCTATTTTCTTTTTCATTAATTAAATACTCTCCTCAATTTTTGTTGATTTTAGCAATCCTTTTTCAATAAACATGTTTCTAATCATTTCTCTTAATTGAGATTCTACAATGTCTTGAAAATTACTTTCAGAATACAAACTATCAATCTCGCTTGCAATATAATCTAAAAATATTTCTTGAATAGTTTCATCTGGTATAGAATTGATTGCTTTAGTAATTTTGCTATTCAGAACTTTTCTATGATTATCTTGTAAATTAATCGTTTCCACTTTTTAACCACCTTTCATTTAAAAGAGATAATTTATTTCTTACTTCTCAACCCTTCTTTTTGCTTGTAGCAGTCTTAGATTTAACTGTAGGTGATTTTGTATTAGCAGATGGTTTTGTCACGTTAGAAGTGCCTGTATTTGTCTTAGGTTTTACTTTCTTGTGTTTACTTTCGCCCCAATCATCAAGATCCAAAACTTCATCTTCAAACCATCCCATTTCTTCATCATCGTCTTGATCTTGAGATTGTTGTGTTTGAGGTTTTTGGATTTGATTTGATTTTGCACCACAGCCCGATAATATTAGAATTGGAATAATTGATGTGATAAGTAGTTTTTTCATTTGTGTGATCCCTCCTTTATTTTTATTTATTATTCATATACTAATAATACATTATTCCATTATAAATGTCAAGAAATATTATTTATTACTTTATATTAACTCCTTCACTTATTTTCTTCCCCAACTTACTAGCAGTTCTTATACTCTCATCGTCTTCCAAACAAGCATCAAATTTACCCTCAATTGCTTGTGCTTCAGCCATTTTGCGTTGATATCTCTTAATAATCCCATTCTCGCATGAATTTTCATAATATAGATGATAAATCCTATTTTCTAGTGTGCTATTGGCCCTATATCCTCGTCTATTGCTCTGAGCAACAGTTTCATAATGATAAGATGGCATGAAATTTATAAAACTGGATAAGTATATAAGATTTAATCCCACTTCCACTAATTTTGCATTCGTAATTAATACCTGAAAATCATCTTTCTTCTTGTCTAATAATTCCTTTCTATCATAAGTTGCCGTTGATGCTTTCAATGTAAAACATTTAATATTATTTTTTGTCAATAAAGTCTCGATTCTTTTTGCAATTGTATCAGATTGCATATATTCTCCACCGTTATTAAAATCAATATATATACAACATTTTCTTCCTTCAGAAACCTCTTGCAATACAATATCTAATAATTTTTGTTCTTTAGGTAAAATACAATCACTAATACATCTTGGTTGAACTTCTTTATAACTTTCTTCACCACGATTAATAGGAATAGAATTCCAGTCAAAAGGATTATTAATATAATGTTTTACAATAGAATCTTCGTACATTTTAGCATTGAAAGCGTTTGCTGACTTAATCTCTCCCCATAAATGCCTCTCTAAGCGTTCCATTTCATCTGTTTGACTAATTGGTACATAGAACTCATTTAAGTCCGGCAAATCCTTTCCTAGATCATCTAATGTGGCAAATATGTAGTTCTCAACTAAGTATTTTGCGAAGCAAATTGGATTCACGCCTTCTATCTCCTTGAATTCGCTATCTTTAATTTCACTACGACCTGAACGATAGTATTCTCCATCTTTCTTTTTAGAGACTGCCATTAATGTTCCATAAGTCTTAATAAATTTTTCCATTTCCATAACATCATTTGCTTTGAGTTTATTTGGTATTAATCCCAATAATAAACTGTGGAAACTTGAACTATATCCTGAGTTACTGGAACCACTGAGCAACAATATTTTCTTAGCATAATTAAATAATGTCCTAGTAGAATTACCGATAATCGATTCTCCATTTCTGTTCTGATGTGCTTCGTCGATCCCGACAGAATCAAAATGAATATTCTTAGTTTTAATAAATCTTATTAAACTACTTTTCTTTGTCTTGTCATATGTAGATTGCCATAATACAGCACCACAATTAGAACATTTATAATTTGATTTCTTAGGATTTCCTTGAAAATCTTTTTCAGTAAAGAATACATCTTCTTTTTTTCTCAATTCATTTTGCAAAGGTCTTCCACAGTCTGGGCAACATGCGATTGTAATTTTCTCTTTGACTTCTTTGATTTGCGAATAACTATAATATCCACCACTTTGAACCTCTTTTTTATGCTTGATTTCCATTGTCCTAATATTTACACCAGATACTCTTTTTGCATCAAGTTTGAATGTTTCTTTGCCTACAAGAAAATATGTAGGTTTATCAAATTGTAATTGAGTCTTATTATAAATTTGGATAAATTCAGATGTCTTTTTAATTATGTAAATATTAACTTTATCACCAATGCTGTTTTTAATCTCATCTTTCCACTGAGATAGTGTGATGGCTGGAACCATAATTAAAGTAACATAATTTTGTTTCTTTTGATACAGGTGACAGTGATTAATCTTTGTTGCTGTGAGTGTTTTCCCAAAACCTTGTTGACAAGCCAAATAAACAAATCTACTTCTTTTTAAAACTTCTAACCCTGCTTGAATAATTGGAACTTGACCTTCAAATGGTTTCATTTTTCCTTCAAAAATTTTCTGATTAATATTCTTAGGATCAAACAAAACTCTAACATTCTGCTTCAATCTTTCCTTAATCTGACTAAGAAAAGCGAAAATGTATTCTTCTATGTCTTCAATCGCATTCCAATCAAAATCTTCCTCATATCCTTCTAATGTCAAAGCATTTAAACTCTGTTTAAAATAAGTTACATTGATTTTATAAACCTTCAAATCAGTATATAAAGGATTGTTAGTATAAACAGTACATTCGCTAATACATCCATAATTACTATAATTACTTTTATATTTAGCATTTGTTTCTTCATCTTTATCTAAAATCATTTTTACAATCTCAGCAGTCACAGGTAAATAATGAATATTCCTTAAATACTTAGTAATAATCTCATTCTTATCTTCATTATTCCAATTAATACAATAATCATTTATTTTTGTATTATAAATAATTGTATGTGTTAAATCATTATCCATCCTGTCAGATTTATATCTATAATGATTTTCTCTGCCATATAATGTTTGTTCAAAGAATATATCTTCTCTATCACGTAATGAGATATGATATGAATGAGAGATAATATCAGAACATATTTTTCTGTTTTTGATATGCAAATCACATAAAGAAATTAATATTGGATCTCCATTATCAAGAATAATTAAATCAGCATTGCAATTGATAGTATTTTTATCTGTCGCTCGTAGATATGGAATCATTCATTATCTCCTAATTCTTTTATTTTTAATTGACCATTGTCAGAACATAAAACATTTAAATAAGGAAGGCTCATTTTAATAATTTTTGTTTCAGTATAACTTTCTCCATTTTCATCTTTATATTTATTTATTTCTTTCTTCTCAATACTCTTTGTACCTCCAATTGCTACATGTCTACCAGTACCATCTTCTAATGATATTTCTCCATTAATCATTCCAGATGCTAGAAGATTACTAATTTCACCTAATTTCAATGGCTTAGGAACAACTAATTTTTCTTCACCTAAATCTTTCAACTCAGTAATTCCTTTGACCCATTTCCATATGGAATCATTTTTACTGATATGAGTAGTTGGAGATTCAATATATTTATTGTTTTCTTTTGCTGTGTCATAGTCGATGTATGGGTAATTCATGGATTGATATGTGTTGTATTGTCTGAGATTAAATTCTGGTTCTGATAGGATTATTTCTTTTACATCATTATATTGTTTTTGAAAATCGAGAGCGTCAATTGATTTAGAAAAGTCATATGGATTACGTTTGAGTTTTGCAATGAAAATATATTGCTTGAATTTAGCATATTCTTCTTGATTTGTTTTGTAAATTGAGTTTTTAAGAATATCAAAGTGTTGAGATAATAAATCCAAACTATCCAAAAAATCGTCTTTTCTTATGACAAAAATCATATATCCAGATTTATAATCTTTTGATGATGTTGGGTTGTATAAAATCTGTCTATTTATGATCATTTGAAGGTAGTGTTTGACATTTCTGATTGATATTGTTTTTCCACTATTATCAGTAGTTAATGTTTGTCCATATGGAGGGTTGTAAAGCATGAGTGATACACTATTCTTTATTCTTGTAATTTGGAGTTCCTCAAATGAAGAATTATAGCATTCATCAATATTTTTATTATTTTTTATAACATTGTAACGATGTTCTTCGATTTCATTAGCAATTAATAGAAAGTCATTGCTATTATAGCTTAATGGAATAAAAGTCTTTATACAATCTAGAAACAACCCCTCGCCAGCAAAATAATCTGTGACAACTACTTTATTAGTATTTTTAGATCCAATCTCATAGGTACAATATGTTTTAATCATTTCGTATTGATTTGAAAATAACCAATGATCATATAGAATTATGTCTATAGATACATTACTATCTAACGATTTTATTGCAAATTCATTCCATTGTTCTTTTGTATATATGTATTCCTTGAGATATCCTTTCTTTACATAGTCAATACTTATTCGTCCCAATAGTCCAAGTATACGATATGTTTCTTTTAACTCCGTTGGATAAAACTGGAGTTTACCTTCTGCTATTAAACTATTACCCATATATTAAGTATCATCTCTTTTCTTATCTTGTAATTCTACAATAATTATATCTTAGTTATTATAGAATTACAAGTTTTTATTCAATTTTACTTTTATTTTGCTACATATTCAACTATTTCATAATTCTCTGGATAATTAGTTATTTTTCTTAGTTGTTTTTTAGCATCTTTTATATCCATGTAAAAAACTGTAATTCCACATACGCTTTGATAAGGTTCAAACTTTCCAGATATCTCATTATGATAATAAATTACATACAGTGGCATATATTCTTTATTCATTATTACTCCTTTCTAAAGTCCCAGAAAATTTGGATTTTAACCTATCTAAAATTTAAAAATACCTTCTAAGAAAAATTCTTTATGAGGGGCATCTATACAATGTTTCCCTGCTTCAAATTGTTTAAGGAATCTCAAAACTTCCATTCCGTCTCTTCTATCTAAATCTACAAACTTTACTATATTTAATTTACCCTCAATACACACTACTGCCCAACTACGTCCATAATCAGGATTTACAGCCACATCCGTACCAATATGTACTACATTTTCAATTGTATTATGTAAGACATTTATAAATTCTTGTCAATGTGAAATATCGTTTGTAGAATTATTTATTAGTTTTCTTAGATATGAAGACTTATCATGTATATCACTTTCAATATCTGCAAATCTGATACTATTAAATGTTTCATGATCTTTAAAATTAGATTCAAGGTTTCCTATGTCAAGAAAATCTCTTAGTTTAATTCGTAACCAATTTTTAAATTTATTCATACTATCCTCCTAATTATGATTCATCCAAATTTACAAACATGGTTTATATTCTACAATTGTAAATCTTTCTTTCATTTCATTAATTAACACTCTTTGCAATTCCTCAGTTAATTCATACCAATATTTAAACGCCTTACTTGTAACTTCTTCATCATACTTATCTTTGGCTTTATTTTTAGCTTCAGTAGTAATAATTTGCTTTGCATAACTTTTATTTAGGTAAGCAATCTTTAAACCTTCTTTTTCATATCTTTTTCCATCAAAATAGACAACGTAAATAATGTCTTCTTGCATAAATTCTCCTTTCAAACTGCATTTGTTATGATTATTATTATTTTGTGCAATGACATGGTTGTGTAATCCACTTGCTATTACAATGAGGGCATACGTTATATTCACAATGTTTTTCTTTAACAACATTTGGTTCGTCAAAATGCTTCTTGCACATTTCACATAAGTATGGAGTTTTTCTAATCATTATTAATCAACTCATTTCCATCAAATAAAACTGTACATTTATTTACCAATTCTTATACTAGGTTTATCACATCCTGACTCACCCCATGTCAAAGCTAACCTCTCTACATCAAAATGAAATCTTGCACATTCATAACATATAATTCTAGATATAGTAGAATAGTTAATTTTCCATCCAAATTCTCTTTTAAATTCAACTCCACAGATATCACACTTATGCCAAAAGAGTAATGGGTATATTCCTTTTATTGTATATGGTTTCTTTGGATCTCTACGCATTGTTTAAAACTCCTTTTTGCTAGGCTTCATCAATAAATTGTTGACATGCTTTTACTAAATTATTTTTTGAATTTATAATTTTCTGATTCATCTCCATTAACGAATTAATTTCTGCATCATCTTTTAATGTATATAATCCAAGAGCTTTATAATAAGTTTCTACAGCCCTTCTATATTGTCCAATTTCAATTTGTAAATTTGTTAAGTTTATATCAATAGCTCCTTCTGGTATAGTTAACATATTATTTTCCTTTCTAAATCCATTAAAATTCTTTTTTCATGTTAATATTTATTTTCCGATTTGAATCGTTATAACTGACTCTAAGTTAGTATAACCTCGAACTGAATCTAATTTATACGTGACTAAATTTAATACATCGTCTTTTCGATATTTAACCACAACAAAATCCAAGGCAGATTTCTCATAATCAACATCAATTACAGAACCATATGTGCTTTCCGCAGGGAAAGAAAATTGTGGTACAGATGGAACTGGAGGAGGCGTATATGAAACTGATCCACATCCAGTTAAGATTCCTGATAAAATCAAACCTAATGACAAAGTAATAAGCATTTTCTTCAATTTAGTTTTCCTTCTTTCTTATATTATTTACCCTTGAAATCAGTTTTTGATTCGATTAATTATCCCTTGCTATTAACCGTATATTATCCATGATTATGTATGCTGAAAATTCTTCTGATTCATCAAAATCACTTGATCCATATTCACAAACCAATTCAAAAGTTTCTGCAATTCTATCAATAATTTCTTCATTTGTAGCGTTGTCTTCAATCTTCACTTGCATTTGTAGCGAACAAACAAAATCAACCATTTTAAATTCTGCCATGATATTCTCCTTTCTTATCCCTTGAAAGATTCGTTTTATCTTATATTGTGCTTTCTAAAAGTGGCTTATATCAACGTTTTCTAGAAAGCACAATACTATATTTTACTTAAAACTTTCTTAACTCTTCTAATTTTCTTTTCTTCATCTTAATTACTTTTTCATCAGCTCTAATATCTGCTTTTAGAAATGCAATATCGTATCCTCTTTGAGCATCATATTTATCTTGAGGCAATGGTTTAGACGCACCCTGAGATCCATTAGGAAGCTCTACAAGAGTTAATAATCCTTTTCTAGTAGTCTTGATACCATCGACAATTTCAATCGTCATAAACTCAATTTCTTGTTTGGCGACAGATTTAACAGATTCAAAATATGCAAAGAAATCATTTTCAGATAAACCAAATCCCATCATTCCATTTTTACACATTACAACTGAATCTACAATTTCAGTTACCTCAAATTCTGTACCGATATAATTAAATCGTGGTAACTCCTTAATTTGTTTTACCCTCATACCTACTTCAATTTTATTAATATTTTTTAACATGCTATTTCCTCTTTTCTTTTATTATAAATTTTATTTAATTTTTCATTGTACTTATTAATAACACCTTGTTCCTCTTTGGTTACGTCTCTATTAAATTTTCCTCTGGCCTGAACCACTTTATAATTTTTAATTTCTAATGTAATTAAACTCCTTTCAATATTTTTTTTATCCCTTAAGAATAAAATATGCGTTTTACCATCAATGACATTTTGTATATAACTTGCTACACAATGATTTTGCTGTACTGCCTCGTCTTTAATATCTTGTGTAGTTTTAGGATAAACAATTTTAAACTTATCATATGTATGCTCTAATTTTAGATCAATAACTTTTTTAAAATCTTCTTCTACGAACTTTTGTATTAAACGAGTATAATTTCTTGTGGCAATCTTATGAGTTGTTAAAAAATTCTTTGGATACTTTTCATATTTTGGACTTATTTTGCTCATCATGTTGCAATAATCCAATAACTCACCAACCACTGAATGGAAGTTATCTAAAGCCTCGAATGTCATTAAATTATCTATGTATTGTAATAACGATGTTGGTTTGTAATTATGTGTCTTTATTAATTGATCGAATTTGTTTTTACCATATTCATTTGAATACAATATATCTTGAATGTTCATTTTGTTTATAGTTGTAAATTCATAATTTAATAAGTTAGAAAATAAATCTGGACTTAATTTATAGGAATCTATTAAATTGTTATTTAATTCAATATCATGCGTTTTACATAATTTAATTAGGTTTTTTGGAATTTCAGTTAATTTGTATCTAATTTTAGGATCAAGTTTTTTCAACCCACATGCAAAATATTGTTCAAGATATTTATAATTCTCAATTTTAGATAAGAAACTACCTATATTTGTAATGCGATCTACCCTGCTGCCGTAATGATATTTTTCCGAATGTGATTTATTGATAAAATTTCTATCCAGAAAATTTAAGAAATTACTATAATTTTTATCCTGAAATGAATTGATAACTTGTAGTAAATCATTTCCTCTAAGTTGTGTGCGAATATCTTTTACTGGTTTTCCAAGTTTTCCAATAGTTTCGCCTGTTGATAAATTATATTTAACATTTTTCCCATCATCAAGATAAAATACAAGATATTGATTTTCTTTACATGAAGTTAACATGATTTCCTCCTGTCTATTTTATTCAATTCAATATAGCATCAAATATAGTCTTTAAATTATTTCTAAAAATAAAGGTGTAATACATTTTATTTTTAACTCTATATATTACACCTCAACTAAAATTAAAAATCTAAACCAATTCTACTGTAACTCTAATCTGATATACAAATAATTTTTCAGAATAATTATTTTTAAATTGTACATTAAAATCCAATGCATCCTTATAAGAATCAAACATTCTTGACTTCATTGGATCTGAAATTAAAACTTTACTACTATGATGATTGATAAACGCTTTACCTGACTCATTTCCAAGAACAAAAAATGACTTAATATAACCGTTTGACGTTGGAATGGTTGTCATAATATATCTTATCTCCCTTCTCTTGAAGTTTGTTGATAAGATATATTATTTCTTTATTTAGTGTTTATTATACCCCTTTTCTATGTAGAAAATCAAGATTTATTTCCTTGGACTTTTACACCAATTCATAATTTTTCCTTTCTCAAATATTATTTACCCTGTTTTTCTTCACATTCATCTTCAAATGCACAACCATTACATAACCATGATTTACATTTATCACAAAAACAAGATTCTGAAGTTAATGTATTGCCACAAATATCACATTGAAAATCGTTTGGATCGTTCATTTTATATTTCTCCTTTCATAAGACAGAGTGTATCTTTTCTGGGAGGATTATTTAACACCCTCCCTTTATTCTAATTACAAATTCTTCATAATTTCATCAATTTCAAGTTCAACTTTCTTTTCATTAGAAAGTAATTGATGTAATTTAGATTCCATAACCTTTAGTTTATTTTCTTCTTCTTTGCGACTCACAAAATCAAGTTTAGATTTAATATCTGCAATCCAATCTACAATATGATAACCAGAGATAACAAAATCAATTTCTAATTCTTTAGCAGATATTGCATATGAATTAAGTTTAACTAATAGATAAGTTAATTGTTCTTTATTAAGAACTTGGATATTAGTTCTTACCCCATCTAATTCAATTGAACTATTTGTAATAGGTGAAAACTTTTGAGATTTGATTAACTTTGCTTTCTTTTCTTCAATTTGTTTCTTTAATTCCATAATTTTTGAATCGTTTGAAACGTTTGTTTCATTTGCCATTTTTATTTCCACTCCTTAATTAATTCTTTATTTTGATTATATGTTACTAGGTATTTTGGATTTAGTTTATTGAATATTTGCTCTGGAGAAGCAGACCCCATTATTTTCTCATCTCTACGTCTTTTATTCGTAGTATAAACATCATAAGTATAATTTTTTTGATCTTTATTATAATTATAATGCCAACTATAGTCACTGTATCTTTCGATTTGATATTTTACATATTTGTTGTCTATTTGAGTAAAATATTTATGTCTCCAATAAGCATTTTCTTTTAAATTTGCTTTAAATTCTTCCAATGTGTAATCCAAATAAGTATCATATTTAGGTTCTCTAGCAGAATATTTACTATCTTTTAATAATTCATCCATCAAATCAGCGTAATCTTCTACACAAATTTCATCTATAATATCAATTATATTCCCTGATAAAGATTTTATAGATACAATTTTATTCCAACTTACGTTTCTATTATAAAAGAAATAAGTTTTTGTTTCTTTGCCATCGTCATTATTTTCATAAAATCTACCCAAATAAATTAATTCATTATTGGAATTAGATTTATATGTACCACCTAAAATTAAATTCTTTCCATCAAATTTCTTTCTCTCGTGTCTTAAATTGTTCAGATCACTTAATTCTTTATAGTCAGGTGATTCTACAGGTATTAAAATTAAATCTTTCCCATCCCAACCATAAACAAAATCACCTTCTAATCCCTTTCCTTTGATTGAACTAGCATTTTCAAGTATGTAAAGTAAGTTTTCTATAGTGATTTCAAATTCAAAGTTACGAGGATCATAAACTCTTACATATGCTTGTCGATGATTCCAATCTGAAACGTAGTCTCCAACCTTTTTATTTAATACAAACCCTGAAGTTGGTTCATTGGAATATTCTTGTGGTTCAATTTTATCATCTCTCCAACTATTCCAAGATGTCTCCTTTCTTAATTTCCCTTTTTGATCATAGTAGATCACATAAGCTAGTTGACCTGTATATGTATCAGAACGTTTTTGATAACCAACTTTAATAGTTTTAGGTAAAAATATTGTGGTGTTCAATTATTATTTCCCTCCTTTAACTTAACGCCATTTATTTTCATATAGTAAATCAAATTTATTATATACATCTTCATATAAATCTTTCGCATTGTTTTTTAAATCAAGTTGCCCTCTTTTTGAGAGGGATAAAATTAATAACATACCGTTCTTAACAACATTCATTTCCTCTTTAGTTAACTCAATCATGAGTTTATCTTTCATTATATATCTCACCTCCAGTACCCATCAAAATGCAATTTCATGTCAATTATCGTCCTCTGAAACCCCTTTGTAGCAAGGGTTTTACTTTTCGTCTACTGCTCTTACAACTCCCCATATCTCACCATTAACTACTTGTTTATAAGATTTTACTTTAAACACTTTCCATTCTTCATCTTGAGTGATTTCACCATCATGATTTTGATATAAATCTTTAATTCCCATAACAAACATATCTTCATCATAACCACAATCTTTATTATTTTGACACACAAAGTTAAGGCCACCTTGATATGTAATGCGATTATGTGATATATCATAATCATCAAGATTTAAAACTAATACAACGTCTCCTATAAACAATTCGTTACCATCAACATCTGTTAATCCACTTGGTTTACCAACTTCTCCTTGAAAACAATCACCTGATTTTAATATCATTTTATACACTTCCTCTAATTTATTCCTCAAAATAATCTGGTTTCTGAAAACGACTTGAGAATTCAATTTTACTAACCACTTCCATATCAATATCATAAGCGTCATCCCAATAAGCATAAAGAGGTTCTGTTGTTGGTAGATAAGCAACAATAATTGCACATTCATCGCCATAACCAGAACACCACCAAGGGTATTTCGGATTAAATACTAAAGGTCTATAATCTTCAACTGACTTTGTTCTAAATCTATATCTACACCACATATTTTAATCTCCTTTCCAACCAAATGTTCTTTTCAAAGTAATTTATATAAGTGATATTTAAAAGTTTTAATACGATTTTGACTATCGTACATATATTCTTTATATTTTAATTCATAATTTTGCTTTGCATACAAACTTAATATTTCAAATTCTAACATATCATCAAATTTATTATAAGTACATTGTCTTAAAACATCTTTAATCTCTTCATTCCCGAATACATCAACACCAATTATATTTATATTTTTAAAAGAGGAAAAATCTTCAGTTGTTTTTATTATCATTTGTGAATAATCCATAATTTCATCCTTTCAAACCATAATTTTAAAGGTTGCTCTCAGCAATTTCTGTCACTTTTTCTTGTACAACTTGTCTTATACTTTTTAAACAAATCTCACAAATGTCAGTTCCTTCTTCGATATCAAGTATAGACTCTAAATCTCTACTCACAGTTAAATAAGAATCATTTAATTCTCCGTCTAACGTATCATCACATAAATCACATACTCTAATTATTTTCAAACTCATGATAACGCTCCTTTAAAATTATTGTGATTTGCCAAACATTAAATTAATAATCTCATTTCTTGTGTAATCTCCAATAGAACTTCCAGAAGCTTTAGGATGCCCTCCCCCACCATACACTCCAGCGATAACACTCAAATCAACATCTTTTACTGTCCTATAACTTACTGAGTGAGATGGGTTAATAATTGCAATAAAGTCTAATTCAGGGTGCAATTCAGATAATTTATTCCCTAATTCAGAAGAATATCTTTCAGCAAATACAACTCCTGCTTTATATCCTTGAATATCCGTAACAATAATTGATTTATCTTTTGATTCTATATAACTATCAATTTCTCTTTGTTTATATTCAAGCAATTTTAAATCAAATCCAGTAAAGTCAAACTCATGCTGAAATTCTACAATATCCATGATCTTTTCAATGAAATTGTCTCTTCCCATTATGTAAAGTAAATCATTCCACATTTTAGGTTCAATTTCATTATAAATAGTTTTCCAAAGATAAGTATCATATTTTCTAACTGATTCAACAAAGGAATATAGATTAGAACATCTATCCCATTTCCACGATCTTGAATTTTGTAAAAATCCTTTTTCCATTAAATAATAATAGAATAAAGATGTTCCACATGTCTTTTCGCCATTTACATTTTCTACTACTTTACACCAATCATATTTATTTAGGAATTCAGCAGTTTTGTGATGGTCTAGTAAGATAACTTCTGGATAATATGTCTTATCTTTATAATATTCAATTATTGTAGCAACTTCTTCATTTACTGAAATATCAGTAATAAACACCATATCATAATTGTTCTTTTCTGAACCAATATAAAAATTCTCAACCTTTTCATTAATATTATCATAATCACAGTATTCGATATCTACTAGTGATTCTGGAAACGCTTGTTTTGCTAAAACTGCACATCCAACGGCATCATAATCAACGTGGTTGAATAATTTTACTTTCATTTATATAATCTCCTTCTTTCTTTGTTTTAAATTAACAAAAATTAGTTCATTTAAACTATGTCTTCAATATCTAAATAATACTCCGTTTTTACTTCTTTTCTCTGAACAAGTTTTACAATGCCACCTAAATATTTATCATTTATTACAAAATAAAAATCTCCATAATCATCATCAATACTTATTTCAAAATCATCTAACTCATAATTGTTAGTTTTAATATTTATAATAACAGATTCTTTCAAGTCCTCAAGAGTTATCCGTCTTTGTTCAATATCATAATATTTTTCATCAATTATCTTACCAACAATGTTTTTATATATGGTATTTTTGATATGTTTTATAACTGTAGAAATGTTATTTAAACAAAATGGATGTTCATTTATAATAAAATTTCTTCCTATTTCTTCATAAGTATCTGGCAAGATAAAAAGACTAGAAAGTTGTTGTAGCAATAGTTTTCTTTGGGTTAAAAATATTCTCATAGAGAATGTGCCAGAACCACCTCCGTATTTATACCCTGCACTACCTCCGAATGGCCTCATAGCACATAATCTATAATGGAAACTAACATCTTCCTCAAAATAATGATCTAAATCAGATTGGAATTCATATAATTGTTCTCTTTCTATTGATCTAAAATGATTATATATTTCACTAATAAAACTTATGTAATTCATATTATTTAATTCTTCTGATGTATACAATTTACTATCTGATAAATCCTTTAATTCACTATTATAATCTATAGATATTTCAAGTTCATATCCTTTATCTATAGATTCTTTAATAGTTTTAAGAATCTCATTTAATTCTACATCTTTTTTATTCATTCTTCAATTCTCCTTTTAAATTCCTAGCAAATTGGTAATTGAATTGAAAATCTTTTATTCTGGATTTCTCGGTATTCCAATTAATGCAGGACTTCCTATTGCTATCTTACGAAACGTAGTAATAATAAAACAATAGCTATCTGTCCAAATATATAGAGGTTTACCATCTTCATTCAATTTGACTGCAATAAATTTATCATTAACGTATTCCTCAAAATATTCTTGAGTAAAAACAGTTTCTTCATCCCATACTAAGTCTAAAATTGTAAAATCAACCCATTTAGTATTCATATTTTCTACTCCTTTTAAAACTTAATCATCTAAAATATCCAACTGCTTCTTATAATACTTATCACAACCTTTTTCACTAGGCATTTTCTTATTCTGATCACACAATAAAACTCTTAAAACTTGTCTATTACATTCTACAAAATGTTTAAATTCAATTGGATAACCTTCTTTTAAATATCCATAATATTTCTGTCCTACTTCAAAAGACTTTCCTTCTTTAATATCAGAAATAATTCTTATAGCAATACCTTGAGAAGAATTCATATCAAGAGGCAAGGTAATTTGTAAATCAGGATGGTCATAATTTTCTTGTAATCCATGCGTGTGAAAATTATTGTGATATTGATCTAATGTTACATAATGAGAAGCCCATCCATATTCATCTATTAGATTTTGGAAATGTTGCTGCATTTTTAGGAGTTGTTCCATTTTATTCATTTTTGTTTAACCTTCTTTCGTGTTTAAATTTGTTTACATTTTTCTATACAAGTAAAAATTAATTCTCTAAGTTTTTCAAACTCTCTTCCGGTTAATGAATTATAGTGATATTCATCATAATATCTATCTCCATAATACTTTCTCATTTCTATTTCTACAATTAACTTATTTTCATCTGTCATTTTATTTCTTCCTTTCTGTGCTTAGATAAAATCGATATTTGGAGGGAAATAGGTTTATCCTATCTCCCTATCATTTCTAAAAACTCATCTTCTGTAAGCACAGGCACTCCATCCTTCAATGCCTTTGCTTCTTTAGATGAACCTTTCAATTTTCCCACTACCAAATAGTCTAAGGACTTTGCGTAACCTGATCCAAATTCTCCACCTAGACCTTCTACAATGTTTTTTAATTCTTCTTTCTTGTATGACTCGAAACTCCCGGTGCAATATAGTTTCTTTCCTGCAAAAACAGTATTCATATTAGATACCTCCGTTTTCTTTTCTTCCTTAAACTCTGTAAATACTAACAACTTATTAATCTCATAAATATTATTTCTATTTCTAAAATAATTGTAAACGCTATTTGCTGTAGTAAGTCCAAAATCTTCAACTTGCAATAGTTCAGTTACACTGGCATGCATAACCCTAATAATATCATTATTAAAATGTTGTGTTAATCTCTTAGAACCTCCAAGACCTACATTATTTATTCCAAGTGCATAAAGAAAGTTTTCCATTTTAACAATTCTAGATTTCTCAATTGCATCAATAAGCTTTTTGTAGCTTTTTATTCCCCATCCTTCAAGTTTAACAATTCTACTTTTGTACTGCTCAAGATCATAAATATCAGAAAATGTCTTTAAGAATCCCTCATTGATAAATAACTCAATTCCTGCCTCAGAAAATCCATCAATATTCATAGCATTTTTAGAGCAATAATGTACAAATTTATTAACCAATTTTGAAGGACAGTCATCATTATCACAGAATAAAAAGTTCGATACTTTAGGTGCTCTTATTACAATATTTCCTCCACATGAAGGACATTTCATATTAATTTTATAAGTCCCAGAACGTGTCAGATTCTCTTCGATCTGGGGAATCACACTATTCGCCCGATAGACAGTTACAACGTCTGATACACCTAATTCTAACGCTTTAAAGATGTCATAATTATGAAGACTTGCTCTTGATACTTTTGCCCCATCACAATCTACTTCATCAAATAATCCTGTGATTGAAACAATTCCTGTACGAGTTGTGTTCAATTCTACTCCTCTAAAAATCGTCTCATAAGAACCGTCTGAATGCTTGAGTGCATATAAAGATTTACTGTGATGACCAGTTACCCCTTGAGCTTTCCCATATGCGATGTCATCAAATTCAACAATCAAACCATCCGTAAGAAATGGAAGTGATTCTATTTTTGTTTTATAGAAATCGACTGCTATTACAATTTCGTTTTTAGTAATCAACGTATGTTCTACAACTGTGAACCCTAATGATTTTAGAAACATAAATTGATTCATTTTATGTGCGAACCATTCATCACATTTCACAATACCAAAAGCAATAAAGATCAAGTTTCTTTTCTTGGTAATAGCGGAGTCAAGTTGACGGACACTTCCTGCTGCTAGATTTCTAGGGCTTGAATATTCCTCTTCTCCTTTGGCAACCAACTCTTCATTAATTCTTTCAAACTCTTTAAACTCAACCATACCTTCTCCCCGAATTTCCAAATATCCAGTATAGTCAATTGTAAGAGGGACATTAGCAAATGTTTTTACGGTATGGGTGACATCTTCGCCTTCTGTACCTCCACCACGGGTTACTGCTTGTTGTAATTTCCCTTCATTGTAATGTAAAACTAAAGTCAACCCATCCAATTTCCAAGACAAAACACAATCCTGATTACCCATAAATTTAATAACATTATTAATATCTTTTGATTTTTCAGCAGATAGCATCGGTTCTGTGTGTTGTACTTTTCTTAATGAATCTAAAACTTTTCCCTGAACTTTTTGGGTCGGCGATGATGATAATATGTAATTTGTTTCGTTCTGTAAGGCCGTTAATTCGTCATACATTGAGTCGTAAATTTTATCTGACATGATTGGGTTATCCTTGACATAATAAGCGTCACAAGCCACGTTGAGTTGTTTAACGAGTTCTTTGATTCTTTGAATCTTTTCCATTTCTTTATCTCCTTCTTTCTTATAAAAATATAGACTCCATTTGTGCTTACTTTATGATACCACAATGAAGTCTATTCTGTCAATTAATTATTTCTTGTTTATACATAAATTTATTATAGCTTAAAATCACAAATTGATTTGATAACTAGACATATTGAAAATTATTTGTAAATCTTTATCTCTTTTATACATACATTCTTTCTTGTAATAACAATCAAAACAAACCCACGATTTTCCTTCTTTCTTCTTTGCATAATTATCCTTAACTTGGATATGATAATCTCGTACTAAATTCATTCTCGTCCTACATCCAACCTTGCTTTATTGCAAGGTCTTTTTAATTAGAAAGATAAAGAAGGCATAATGCTATGAATATTAGAAGAATTGTGATTATAATTTTAGGTTTGTTAATTATTGCGACTCCATTTGTAGGCATATTGATTTATTATTTAACTAAGTAATCGTCTTAAACTTCTTTGCTTTTAACTTTCTGCACTAATTCTTCATCACACCATTTGCAATAAAAGGTATTGTATTTACCATTCATTTGTAATAATTTAAAGTTATGAATATTAAAGTAACATAATAATCTTAATGGATTAAACATAAAATTTCTCCTTTTTATTCCTTCGAACTTGTCTTTTATTTAATTTTAGATGCCCCGTAACCATACTTCAACAAAGGTTTCATATTCTTCTAATAATTTTATAAATAAACTATAATCAATTTTTGCCAACTTAATATTAGTTTTATAATTTCCATAACTAATTTCATATGTCCAATTAGATGATATTTCACCATTCATTTTTCGCATCCATTTTAAGAATTTTCCTTGGAATGAAGAATGTGTGTAAATATTTGTAAACTTACTTATGAAATTTACAATATCGTCATCGTTTATAAAATCAGCAAAGATTATTTGAAAACTATTCTGCAAAATATTATTATGTCCCTGACAACTAAATTTTGTGGTTAGACCAATAGTATTAAATAATTTTACCATTGGTCTACATTCGACATCTATTTCATCATAATTTATATCCATAATTACAACAATCCACTCCTAACGGCTTTATCATATCCACTACTAATATATTCTGGTTCTTTTCTTTGAATTGTTTCTTTGTAACCAAAACCACAATGAGGGCACCAATTATTGTCATATGCATATTTAACTTCTAGTTTAATATTGAATCCACATGCAGGACATTCTTTGTATTGGATTAATTTAAATTCTTTCATTATTTAATTTCTCTCCTTTTATTTGTTTTACTCAACAATACATATGCTACAAGAACAACTACTGCAGTCTTTATCTCCTTCTAATCTATCACATTCATCGAAATCATCTTTCATTGCTTTAGTTAATTTTATGATAACATATCCATTTTCCCAAAGTAATTTCTTTGCTTTTTGAATCTTTTCTTCTAAAATAGCATTGTTCACTTTATTTTCCATTGTATATTCCATCATAATTCCTTCTTTCTAAATTTAAATTAATTTGAATAATAATACAATTGGTATAGCAAACAAAGCTAATATTCCTCCGAAAATTATTGTGTATATCAATCCAACTACTATCCACCCAAATAGTTTAATAAGCATCGATAACAATTTGAATAGTTTGGTTTGAACATACAACCAAAACAATTTTAATTTGATATTATTCATTTAATTTTCCTCCTTAAACTTCTTGAAACACAACATTTTCATAGTACTCCAAACTCAAAACCAATTTCTCCAATTGTTCCTGTATATTAATCATTGCATCATTGAATAACCCCTTATCAGCACCAATCATATTGACAACATTTTGCTGTGATTGCTCCATTAATATCTCTGTATCTGAAGGACTAAATTGATTGACCAGTATCATCTTTTTACCTTCTATGATTCGACTATTCCCATTGAGTTCTATGTAATGTAATTGAATACGATTCTTGGGTATCTTAATATATACAGTTTTATTTTCCACTTTGTATACAGTTATGTATTGCAAATCCATTCCCAAACCAAAGTTATAAGTAAAATCTAATGTAATTTCCCTTAATGTTAAGTCCATAAATCCTTTATCAATTATTTTGCTTTGATATTTGTACTGACCATCTAGGCTAGTTAATTTGCCGACTTTTCTTATTTCATTCCTAATAATAGTTGGATTTTGCATCTTCTTTTTAAGTTCTAACTCTCTGTCAATTTCTTTTTGATAATAATCATTTTCTAAATTTATTTGCGTTTGCTCTGTTGGTATAGGTTTTGGCACTGATAAGTTATGATATTTTAGATAAATATTTGTAGCGAATAATGCTCCGATAGTTAATATGATAATATATTTCTTCATATCAATTCCCTCCATTTGATATTATTTATTCATCTATTTACCTTCTTTAATCCATTCTAGCCACTTATCATCTTCTGGATAAAACACATCTCTATTTCCAAATTTATTTAGATTATAAATCAATTGTCCTAGTCTTAAATCAGGATATTGTTTCCAACAATCACGCAATGCTTCAATAATCTCATCAATTCTATCTGGATTTCTCATTGCTTTTTTCACCCCTTTTTCTATAATTTCCAATCAGAAATCTTATCTCTAACCATATCTTGTAATTTTACATAAACCATATTATGAACTGCTCCATTATCTAAAAGTTGATAACCTACACTCTCTGAAATTGCTTCAGGTAATAACTTATCAATTTCTATCTCAATTATTTTCTGAATATTTTCATTAGACATTTTACTGCGAACAACATCTTTAATAATTTTAGTTAATCCTTTTTCTTGAATTATGGTTTCGATTTCATCTTTAATGATTTGTTCTAACATTTTATTTCCTTCTTTCTAATTTTATATTAGTTTAAAACAATAAATCAAGTATATTATTCTTCATTTCTTTACTAATGGGACTTCCACTAGATTGAGTATGCCCTCCCCCACCATACACTCCAGCGATAACACTCAAATCAACATCTTTTACTGTCCTATAACTTACTGAGTGAGATGGGTTAATAATTGCAATAAAGTCTAATTCAGGGTGCAATTCAGATAATTTATTCCCTAATTCAGAAGAATATCTTTCAGCAAATACAACTCCTGCTTTATATCCTTGAATATCCGTAACAATAATTGATTTATCTTTTGATTCTATGTATTTGTCAATTTTCTCTTGATTCTTTTTCAGTAACATAAAATTATCTACAGTTAATTTATACTCATGCAACATAATTATTTGATATATGGCATTATCAATAAACTCATCTCTTCCTAGCAAATACATCAAATCGTTTACTTGTTTCGGTAGAATATTATTATACTTAGTCTTAAATTCCCATGTATCATATTGTCTAACTATTTCTACAAAACCAAATGCATTTGTCAAGTCAACATGTCTAAACTCCACTTCGTTAATATAATAATTAATAATATTATGATAAAGCATTTCAGTTCCACTGTGTTTAGTATTTTCATCAATGTATTCACTAACACAAGTCCATTTGTATTTATTCAACCATAATGCAGTTTTATGATGATCTAATAACACAAAACTTTCTGGCTTATTAATACCGTCAATTATTTCTGCTACTTCTTCATTTACTGAAATATCTGTGATATATGTTAATTCGAAATTCTTATATCCATCTGCTGTCACATAGTTTAGGATTTTTTCATTTACATCATCATAGTTGCAATATTCAATATCTACTGTTGGAAATGCTAATTTCGCAATAATGGCACACCCTATTCCATCTAAATCTGTATGTGTAAATAATTTTACTCTCATTTATTTATTCCTGCTTTCTTTTATTAAATTTCTTTCTTAATCCAATCATATAGTCATTTCAATAACTTTTATCCACTTATTTCCTTCTAATATGCCAACTATAATTATCTGAAAGACATTCCAATTCCTCATCCCCTTCTAAACGGCATCTTTCTAATTTCCTATCACTGTTTTTACAGTTTATGCAATTATCAATAATTCTCGCATTAAATAAATCATCTTTTAAACTCTCAATAGTATCAAACAAATCTCTAACCATTTCCATTGCTCCATCTATAAAATTAAATGAACCATATTTATTACATGCACTAATTAGATTACAGCAAGGATTTTCTGGAGTACATTCAATACAATTATCATTATCTTCTTCATCCAAATCATCCAATATTAAAACCTTTAATTTGATTAATTCCTCATTGCTTAATATCATAATTAATTCACTAACTCCTTTCTAACAATTTCACTAGCTAACTTACCATCATAAGTCCCACTATAGGAGTTCTTCAATACAGACATAACTTTACCTATTTGCACTTCTGAATTAATATCTTTTAACGCTTCAATGATATCTCTAACAACATTTTCTAACTCCTCTCTGCTCATTTTCTGAGGTAAATACTTACTCAGAACTTTAATCTCAGAAATAACATTGCTTGTATCTTTATTATTTTTCAAAAGAATTGTTTGAATCTCATTTACATTCTTAATAAACTTCTCAATGACTTGCAACACTTCTGCATCTGTAGATTCCCTATTTCCTGCATTCTTGCCTATCATAGAGGCTTCAGAATATAGAGTTGTTAATAATGTGGCCGTATCAGTTTGTCGAGCCTTACGAGCTATAAGAGCATCTGATTTAATTTTGTTGATTAGTATAATTTATTCCTTCTTTCTAATTAATTTAAAATTATTTTAACAATTTTCTAAATTCATCATCCTTACTATTTAACTTTTTGATAAGAGTAAGCCCTTCTCTTTCTTCATCAAAAAATTTAGCACAATCAATACTGCAAAAATGGAATTCTTCTTTTGAGTTATTTACAGCAAATATCCAATCTCTTATTCCATAGTGATAATTATTAGGCTCTTCATATCCACATTCATCACAATAAATTACTGTCTTTGTCAATATAGTCATTTATTTTACTCTCCTTTATGTTTTAAAATCTAAAATTTTTGTTCTAACCATTTTACAATTCCTTCAGAACAAACAGTATTATCAGAAAAACATTTAGCTTCATCTTCTTTATGAATACACCTTTCACATAAATCAACTCTAGCAAGAAATTTAGCCATCTCAATAATATTCATACTTATAACTCTCTCATAATTTGTCATTAATACAAACCTCCTTCCACTTAGAACTCCAATTTTAAGTTAAATTTTACTCCTCAACTATTTCATATTCACCTTCATAAACAATATAATTTCCTCCAAATTCTTTGGTAAAATTAACTTCAATATTCTTTTTGTAATATGGTCTAGCGTCAAAAACTTGCCCAATAAACCCACTAATATCTACGTTTC